TCAATCATCACCTCCGTACTCCTCCTTGCAAGCCTCATCAGCTGCAACACCACAAAACAATTGTCTAACGAGGAACTCGACCGCATCAGTTGGTCGGCATTCTGCAAGGACTTCGGCTATAACGAACAGGCCGACCGTGACAACGAGCAAGCCATCAACGACTACCTCGATGCTTGGCGCGGCTCCGTGTCCGAGGAAGAGGCATTTGCAAAACTCGGTATCACGCAAAGCTACTAAGCCATGCCCAACCAGTTCTGCAAATCCTGCAAGCAGTCCTACAACGCCATCAACGGATGTTACTGCACCCTGCTCAACCGCTACGTTGAGCACACAAAAGAGCCTCCATGTTCAAACCCTATAAAATCAGACAAGAAATGAAAAAAGCAATCTCAATTTTCCGCATCGCCATTCTCGCCCTCATGGGCAGTGTTGGCGTACTCTTCCTCCTTGGTGAGGAACAGGACGAAACTGTACTCTCGTTTTTCCTGCATTTCCTCTTCGACAAGGTGTTTGGCCTTGCCATGCTTGCCGCAATGTGTGTGCTCTTTTGGCGTTGGTGCAAGACCGACAACTGGCTCAAAGCCATTAATGAATGGTGCGAAGAGATAGACGCACAAGCCGGAGATTAAAGGATAATGGACTACCTCAACTTCTCTGACATGTGCGTCAAGTATTCTACGTTCCTCGATGATGTGGCCGCAAGGGTCGTGCATCTGCTCAAGCAGGATGCCAACGACCCGGAGTTCATCAGCCAGAACAAAGCATTTGAAATGTTCGGGCGCGGAAATGTGGAGCGTTGGCGCAAGCAGGGAAAGGTAACAGCCTACAAGCGTCCGGGCAAGGTCGAATACCGAACAGCCGACCTGCGGCTCTTGCAGCGGATACAGCAAGATTATCTTGGCAAGTAGCCTCAACTGCCGCAGATAGAATGCGCTAATCGGATAGGCGCAACCCACGGAGGGCAATCAACTCTGCTCTGGTCATTAGGTAGGTTCAACTCCTCCCTGCGGCTCAACTGAATAAAATTTTAATCACATTCAATTTCATACAACTATGAGTCAAATAGAAATTACAGTCAAGCTGCTCAACGAATTGCAGCCGACAGAAATCGTCCGCAACGACAACGTGCGCGACAAGTTCATTCAGATTTACGATGCCATGTGGTCGCAGTCCACTGGCGTGTCGGGCGAAGCTGCCTACGAGAAAGAGGCTCGCAACTTCAACCGTCTGCTTTCCGAGAAAGAGGACGTGCGCAAGAAATGCAGCCATTTTTCCCTCTTCACCTCGTTTCTTGATGTGGCTATCTCTGGCCTCACCCTCGACCCCGGCACCAAGGCGCAAGCCTACCTCCTCGCACGCTCCATCGCTGTTGACTCCTATGTGGACGACCACGGACAGAAGAAGAACCGCTACGAGACGCAGTGCGTCCTCACCGTCAGCGGCTATGGCGAGTTGGTGCTTCGCGCTCGTTGCGGTCAGATACGCCATGCCGACAACCCTGTCATCGTCTATGAGGAGGACAGCTTTGAGTTTGGCGAGCGCAACGGACAGAAGTTCGTCAATTACACCTGCCGTCTCCCTCACCAGTCCGGGCGTATCGTGGCTTGTTTCATGAAGATTACACGTGCCGATGGCTCTGCCGACTATGCCGTCATGCTGCCCGAAGATTGGGCGCGGCTCTCCAACTACTCCGCTCGTCAGAACTCAAAGTTCAACTATCAGACCAAGCAGTGGGAGAACGGCAAGCCCAACGCCCTCTACACCGCACAGGGCGGACAGATAGACCCCGGCTTTCTCGTTGCCAAGTGTATCAAGCACGCTTTCAAGACTTATCCCAAGGCGCGTATCGGCCATGCCACACAGTTGGAGTCACAGCAGGTTGACGAGACAGAAATCTCTGACGACATCTACGGCATCACCGACAATGGCGAACAGGTAGATACTGCCACAGGCGAGATTATTACCGACCGTCAGCCCGAACAATCCTTTGCTCCTGCCGACAACACAGCGGCTGGCGTAACCGTTGATCCTGCGGCCAATGATGATGACGACACTTTCTAATCCCTAACAACCGACAACTATGAGTGAACAAGCAACAAATACCGATTTGACCATCGTGCGCAAGGAGAACGTGCAGATGATAGCGCAGACTGCGCCCGAGGTGTACAAGAACAACACCATTTCTTGCCAGAAGTGTACCGACTTCGGCAAGCGGCTCCTCGTCCAAATCAAGGAGCACGGCATGACTGACGAACTGGATATGCAGTGCGCCACCTACATCAACAAGGCTCGCAACACAGTGAAGAAGATGAACACCAGCCGTTCTGCCATCACTAAAATCTTTGACCAGATACGCTCGGAGTTCACAGGCATGGAGAATGCCATCGACCCCACCAAGACAAACTCTGTTCCCTACCAGATACAACAGGCTCGCAATGCCTACGCTGCACAGAAACGTGCCGAGGAGGAGCGCAAGCGCAGGGAGGAGATGCTGCGCCAACAGCGTGAGCAAGCCCTCGCTCGCTACAAGGCTGACGTGGAGGACGACTACAAGCGGTCATTTAACACCCACACCACCAATGCCATCAACTCCCTTACCGAACTTAACGCTGCCATCACGCTCGACAACTACGAGGCGCAGTGCAAGGCTATCAAGCAGTTTCCTGTCAAGCTGCCCGATGATTGGGCTGCAAAGACTCCCTCCAATGTCCGCATTCCTGCCGAACTTGCCGACATGCAGGACAAACTCCGTGAGGTGCGCACATCTATCGCCCTCAAACTCATGGAGCAGTTTGCCAAGCAGTACGAGTTTGAGGTGGGCGACTACCGCGACAACATTCTCGACACACTGCCGTCCAAGAAAACCGAATTGGAGCGTATGCAGAAAGCCAATGAGGAAGAAAAGGCTCGCATGGCTGCTGAACTGAAAGCGCGTGAGGAGGCCGAGGCAAAACGCATTGAGGCTGAACGCAAGCGCAAGGAGGAGGAAGAGACGGCAAAGAAGAAGATGCAGCAGGAAGCGGCCGAAGTGGGCAACCTCTTTGGACAACAGGCCATCGTAACCCCTGCCGGGTATCAGCCCAAGACTTCCGTCAAGAAACGTCTTGTGTTCCACGATGCGCAGGGTGTCCTCGCTGCCTTGTCTCTTTGGTGGTCAAAGGAGGGACAATACCAGTCTGTCGGAGACCTTTCAAAGGTGTTCAAGAAACAGATTACCTACTGCGAGAAACTCGCAAACGACAAAGACCACCCCGAATTTATCAGTTCAACATCTGTCTCTTACGAGGACGAAGTTAAAGCAAAGTAAACGATTATGTACGAAAGTGGATATTACCCGGCTGGCGCGGAGTACGACCCTCGCGCCCCATGGAATGAGCGTGAGCCTACAATGATTGAGTGTGCGGCTTGTGGCGGCAAAGGCTATCACTGGCACGCCTACGACTTTGAGGCCGACCGCGAAACGGAATGTACCGAGGAAACGTGGGAGTTGCTCCCCGAAACGGAAGAGGAGGCCATTGCCAAGCGCATGCACTTCATCAAGGGCGAAAAGGAAACCTGCGAGGTGTGCGATGGTGAGGGCGAAGTGGAATATGAACCCGATTACGATGACTATGACGAAGATTAAGCCTATCATCAACCCAGACGAATACTATCAGCGCAGTGAGGTCAGCAATTCTGACCTTACTGAACTGAAGAACCAGCTCCACCCACACATGCAGTATGGCGACCGTGAGGCGGCATTCCGCTTTGGCTCTATCGTGGATGCCATCATCACCGAACCCTCGCGTGTGGACTTCCTCCACATGACGATTGATGGTGAGCAATGCTCCGAGGAAGAGTTCCTCCACGCTCGCGAAATGCAGCGTGCGCTCCGTGCCGAGGCTCGCAGAGACCCATTCCTTGCCAAGGTGCTGGAGTTGTCCGAGACGCAGTGCTTTATGGTCAACAAGCAGCAGCCTTTCGATAATAGCGGTTTCCGTTTCACGCTCGACACGCGCTGCAAGTGGGACTGGTGGCTACCGTCCTGCCATTTCGGTGGCGACCTAAAGACTACGTTCGCCTCCACACAGGCGGAGTTCGACAACGCTGTCGATTTCTTCGATTGGGACAGGTCGCGTGCCTGGTACATGGACATAGCCCATTCCGACCGCGATTTCATCTATGCCATCAGCAAGAAGAACTGCCGCATTTTCAAGAAGTTCATCAAGCGTGGCGATGATACTTATCTCCGTGGTTTCGACAAGTACAACGAACTTGCTTTCCAGTATTGGGCTTTCTCTCTCGCATAATCACATAAAGAACAAAGTTATGACAAAGATACTTTCACCGACCGCACAAATCAATCTGCTCAAACGCCTCAGACGTATGTGTCCCTTTGCCGTCTGGTCGGGACAATACGGCTACACCTGTGGCGGCATGAAGAATGGTGTGCGCTCGTCCTCTGGTATGGGGGCGCAGACAAAGGAGGCTCGCCACTGCCATTTGAATTGTATTGACCTGCGCAAGGCTGCGTTTCGCAATGGCTACGACATCACACTATCAACCCACAAACTCAATGCGTATGGCTGAAACACTCCAACATCACCTCCGTGTCGAACCCTACGACTACCAAAAGGAGGGCATTCTTGCCGGGCTGCGCTGGCATCGTTTCCTCATCGGTGACGAGCCGGGGCTTGGCAAGACGCTCCAAAGCATTGGTGTCGTGGATTGTGCCAACGCTTACCCCTGCTTGGTCATTTGTCCGTCCTCGCTCAAAATCAACTGGCAGCGTGAGTTCGAGAAGTTTACCGACAAGCACGCTCTTGTGCTCGACAACTCCGTGCTTACCACATGGCCGTACCTCCTCAAAATGGGTATGCAGCAGGTGGCCATCGTCAATTACGAGTCCCTGCGCAAGTATTTCGTGTGGGACATCAAGGGCGGCTCGCGTGGCGGTTTCCGCTTGAAAGATGTTGTGTTTACTCCCGACATCAAGTTGTTCAAGTCTATCATCATTGACGAGAGTCACCGTGTCAAAGACCCGTCCGCACAGCAGACCATCTTTGCGCGTGGCATTGCCGAGGGAAAGGAATACCGCATCTTGCTGTCTGGTACGCCTGTGGTCAATCGCCCTGCCGACCTCATCGCGCAGCTCTCCATCATGGGACGCTTACCCGAGTTTGGCGGACGATCCAAGTTTCTTGCCGAGTATGGCGGTGGAGAGATTACTAAGGAGAGGCGCAACAAGGAGGAGGAAGATGCTCCGCGCAACCTCGAACGGCTCTCTGCCGAACTCTACTCGCGCTGCATGATACGCCGCGAAAAGGCTAAGGTGCTTACACAGCTGCCCGACAAGACGCGCACCGACCTCATCGTGGATATTTCCAACCGTGACGAGTATATGCTTGCAGAACACGACCTTGCCGAATACCTGCGCCAGTACACCGAGTGCGACGACCTCGACATTCGCAGGAAGATGCGCATGGAGGCTTTGGTGAAGTTCATGACGCTGCGCTCGCTCTCTGCCAAAGGCAAGGTGAAACAGGCTATCGACTTCACGCGCACATTCCTCGCCAACGGCAAGCCGCTCATTCTCTTCTGCTCCCTGCATGAGATTGTGGACGAGATTAAGAAAGCGTTCCCCAAGGCGGTCTCCGTTACTGGGCGCGACTCCATGATGATGAAACAGGCGGCTGTCGATGCTTTCCAGTCGGGCAAGGCGCAACTCATCATCTGTTCCATCAAGGCGGCTGGCGTGGGTCTCACGCTCACGGCATCTTCCAACGTGGCTTTCGTTGAGTTTCCATGGACTTATGCCGACTGCTGCCAGTGCGAAGACCGTGCCCACCGCATCGGGCAAAAGGACAACGTTACGTGCTACTACCTGCTTGGTCGCTCCACCATCGACAGCACGCTCTATTCCATCATCCACAAGAAGAAGTCCATCGCCAACCAGATAATGGCCACCGATGACGACATTCCGCAAGATGAGATGTACTTCGATGAACTTGCAAGTCTGTTCCTCAATCCAGTGCAAGATGGCTGACCTCTGCAAGACCGACCTGCAAAAGGTCATTTCCTACCTCGATGAGGCTGCGAAGATTTACGATGCGCTGCCCATGCAGAAGTGCAAGTGCCGCGCTCACATGATAACTCAATTAACAAACAAATTAAAATCAAAACTCAATCATGACAAAAAATGAATTGGCAAAGGAGGTTGCGGTTTCCGAGAAACTCCACCTCTCCACTACGTTCCAAGCCGTTGACGGCATTCTCCGTGTCATCAAGCAGACACTCGCCAAGGGTGAACCTGTTATCATCCGTGGCTTCGGCACGTTCCAACCCACCGAGTGCAAGGAGCGTCCTGCACGCGACTTCAAGACTGGCAAGCCTGTCGTTATCCCGGCACACAAGTCCGCAAAGTTCCGTGTGAGCAAGGATTTCATCAAGTTTCTCAACGCTGAAGCAGGAAAGGAGGCTACCGTATGATGCTCTATGAATGTGGTGTCCGCTACAAGCGGACTATGGAGAACGGCATGACTAAGAAAGTCACCGAGCTGTACCTTGTCGATGCACTTTCCTTTGCCGAGGCTGAGGGACGCATCACAAATGAGATGGAGCCGTACATTTCGGGCGACTTCGATGTGGTTACTATCAAGCGCACCAACATTTCCGAGATTGTAGAGGGGCTGTCCACTGCCGACAAGTGGTTCAAGGCTAAACTCATGTACATCACCATTGACGAGAAAACAGGCAAGGAGAAGAAACAAGCGGTTCACTTCATCGTCCGTGCCTCTGACATCAACAACGCCCACATCTGTGTTGTCGAGCACATGAAAGGTTCTGTGATGGACTACGAGATTGCCACGCTTGACGAAACCAAGATTATGGATTTGTTCCGCTACAAGGTTAATACAAGCGACAATGGCTAAGTTTTCTTCATTTGCTTTCCAAGGCCGGAATAAGTACGGCAACGAGCGTGTGGGCGGTCATGCCTCCAAGAAAGAGCACTACCGCGCTGCCCAGCTCCGTCTCATGGAGCGTGCCGGACTTATCTCCGACCTGCGGGAGCAGGTGTCCTACGAGTTGATACCTGCCCAGTATGGCGAGTGTGGCAAGGATTTCAAGGGCCGCAACACGCGCGTTCTCCTCGAGCGTCCCTGCCGTTATGTTGCCGATTTCGTCTATACCGACTGCGCGACAGGGCAGACCGTTGTCGAGGACACGAAAGGCGTTCGCACTAAAGAGTATATCATCAAGCGGAAACTCATGCTCCACGTTCATGGCATCCGCATAAAAGAGGTTTGATTATGGCACGAGACAGTTTTGTTTTCTATCGCAGTTTCTTTGAGGCTATCAGCCTTATGCCGCCAGAAGTACAGGCAGAGGTCTATCCTGCGCTTGTTGAGTATGCGCTTAACGGCAAAGAGCCGAAAGGACTTACCGACATCGCCAAGGGCGTGTTCATTCTCATCAAGCCCAACATTGATGCAAGCATCACACGCTATGAGAATGGAAAGAAATGTGCCAAATATGGCAAACTTGGCGGTCGCCCTGCTAAAGAACGCAAGACTGCCTCGTCTGCCGAGCTGCCGTCCAATCCCGAATACACCTTGTCATTTGAGGAAGAGATTGAGCAGATGCGTTCCGACCGCTCTTGGAATGAACCTGTCTGCATGAAGTTCCACCTTTCTCCCGACGACCTCTCCAAGCGGCTGTCCGATTTTCTCACCCATTGCAAGAGCGAGTATGTGGGCAAGTCTCATTCCGACATCAACGATGCCAAGCGTCATTTCTGCTCATGGATGCGCAAGGCTTACGCGCCTGTCGAGCATGACAGCGATGCGGAGCTGCCGCCTCCCTCGTATGAGTTCAACGGTGGCTTTGGCGGTCAGGACATTTAATATGTATGAGTTATGAACAATAAGCCATATCCCAAGACTCTCGTCACCGAACTTGCCAAGTTCGGCAAGCGGCCTACTGGCGATGCCGAATGGGACGCTTGCATCTTGCAGGCGTGCCGCAACAATCGCAAGAGTGCTCCTACATGGCTGTCGCTCCACGATGCTGCCCTGCGGTTTCGCGAGGAGGCGGAGAAAGTGCGTAAGCAAGCCTACAATCTTGCCGACCCCGATGTGTATTCAGCACACAGCGCATTCGTCATGCACATTGCCAACAACATTGTGCTTGCTCCGCAAAGGCGCAAGTTCATCGTTGACGACAACAACCGTGATGTGCTGCGTTTCCTGCTTTACTATTTCAACAACTGCCCTCTGGCAGAGGAGGTCTTTCCCGGTCGTGGCTACAAGCTGCACAAGAGCATCCTCATACAGGGCGGTGTCGGTGTGGGCAAGACGCTCCTCATGCAAATCTTCAGCGAGTATCTCCAGCGCACCAACAACCCTCGTTTCTTCTGGAACTTGTCGGTCACTCAGATGGTCAACTACTACACCATTCACAACAACCTCGACCGTTTCACCTACAACGAGGAGGAATGCCGTGGTTTCAAGTGCAACCCTCAGAACGTGTGCCTCAACGACATCGGCATACAAGACCGCACATTCTTCGGCATGGACACTGGTCTCCTCACAGATGAGTTCCTGCACGCTCGCAACGAGATTTGGACGCAGTACGGCAAGTTTGCCCACCTCACCACAAACCTCGACAACAACGAACTTCAAAAGCGGTTCAAGCGCAATGACGGTTTCGGCCGTCTCGTTGACCGTTTCAAAACTTACAACGTAATACCCCTTATGGGAAAGAGTAGAAGATAATATGGACGCAAAATCATTTTTCATGCTTGTGCGCGAAATGCGTACAGTGCAAAAAGAATATTTCCGCCTCCGTTCACATGAGGCATTGACTAAGAGTATGGAGTTGGAACGGAAAGTTGATACAGAAATTCACAGAGTGGAGGACATCCTTGGACTTGACTCTCTATAAAAATGTAGAATATGAAATACAGACATAGAACAACTGGAGAAATAATCAATGTTCTCCGACATAACGAGAGAGGCGATTTTGCCGAATGTACAGACAACAACGGCAAAGTGTATGGTTTGCAAGCAAACCTGTTCAGAGATTATGAGCAGGTCATTGAGGACAAAACCATCAATTGGGAGCAGCGTAGATACGAGATTGCCAAGGCAATGCTCCCTGCAATCTATATGGACGATGGCAATGCACAACGTGCAGACCACTCGCCAATCAATGGCTTTGAGTACAAAACGCCACAAGGCTGTGCAAAAGAGGCAGTCAGTTTGGCTGATGCACTAATCAACGAACTTCAAAAGAAAGGAGCAAGCAATGAGAACAATTGATTTTCGTGGTAAAGCCGTAGGCAGTGGCCGCTGGATACATGGTGATTTGGTTTGGAATGGTCGCACTCCTGCCATTTTTGAAGATGCCAATCAAGAAAATGGTTGCATCACCGTAAAGGAAAGCACGCTCGGCATGAACACCGGGCTGAAAGACAAGCACGGCCACGAAATATACAATGGCGACATTCTCGCCCATGGAGCAAACATCATCGGTCATGTGGTCGATGGCGTGCGTGGCTACTGCTTTGATGTGGTCTATATAACGCCAGAAGGAGAAAAATCATGTCCACTTTTCGAAATGGTTACCAACTTTAACGATAAGTTGGAGATTGTCGGAAACATACATGATAAAGGAAATGGAGGTGCAGTATGAATAATGTAATTCCGAAACTCTCGGTCTTGTTAAGATTACTACTTGTTGCTCCTATTTACATCGTTGCTCTCGTTCTGTTTGTTCCATACGGAATATTCAGAGGTCTTACAGAGTCTGACATAATCCGAGATTACTTAGGCCTGTTTGATGAGTTCCTTGGTAAAATATACTTTCACTATTTCAAGAAAAAGTAAAAGATGCGTTCCCGACAAGCAAGAAAAATAGTCCGCATGGTCAGATACACACCCATCGACCGCATGAGCGACACATGGTATGACAGAGGCTCGCAGTGGTGTGCCACCTACCGACAGCCCCACATTCAACAGGCTCTCCGCTATTATTGGAATGGCGTAGCGGACTGCAAGATTAAGCCATTCGATTACAAACCCAACTATCAAAGAAACAAATTCTTATGAACATCATCAACAAGAAATGCGTCAGCACAATTATTGGCGGCATCAGCGGAAACGTCACCTACAATGGTAAGACAATCAACATTCCTCAAAGTTCACGCATGGAACTGGTTGACGGTCAAATTCTCATCGACGGAAAGCCATTTGAGCAGTACGACAAAGCCGATTGTCCAATCATCAAGATTGAACTCACAGGCAATGTAGAGCATGTCCAAACTCAAACAGGCGATGTTGAAGTCCATGGTGACGTGCATAATGCCAAGACCATGAGTGGTGACATTACATGTGACTGCATCAAAGGCCATTGTTCTACAATGAGTGGAGACATAAGACGATGAAGGTACGACAGGCAAGAAAAATCTTCAAGGCATATTACAGCCCTAAGAAAAACTATTGGAATAAATACCAAGGTTTTACTCTTGGAACGTGCTTTATTTGTTTCGCTTACAAAAACCCACGTTTGCTTCATGCTCTGAATATAGCATACAAATATGAGAAGCGGTATGTGCAAATACCAACAAAGCCAAGAGCAATACAAGGTACAACTTCCATACGTCATCCCCAATATGGCCTTTGGGCTATTTTTGAAAACAAGAATAATATTTAATCAACAAAGACAATGAAAACTTACATCGGAACAAAACAGGTAAAGGCCGAACCTATGGACGAATTGGCCGCAGTTGAGAAAGGCTACGCTCGTAAGAACGAGGACAACCACGAATGGCGGCAGGGCTACCACGTTCAGTACGCCAACCCGGACGGTAGCACCTACGACTCATGGTCTCCCAAGGACGTGTTTGAGCGTTCGTACAACGTGTGTGATGAGGAACAGATTGCAATGGTATGTTTTCCTCTGACAAATCGAAGCATCAACAAGGCTGTATCGCTCCTAACTATTGGAGGTGCAGATGACAAGACTTTGGAAGAGGTCGCAGCCAAGATGGAGGATTTGAAAAAGAAAGGGTTTGCAATTGTGCCCTCAAAAATATACAACACTGGCGATGAGGGACAGCAATTTGAAATGATGGTGCCATTATTAGCATTAGGCATCAGCTTGTAAGTATGCGCCAACCCAAACGCAGGGCTAACCTGCTCTACAAACTCCGTAGGAGAGGTATCCGATGCGACACCAAGCAGCGTTGCATCTACCTCCCCTATATGGAGTCTCCTAAGAAGTACCCACAAATACCACGGCTCTGCCGTGAGTTCCACTTCTATGTTCAATTCATCATCACATGAGCAACAATACAATCCGTGTCTTTGAAGCCTTTGCAGGTTACGGCTCGCAGTCTATCGCCCTCCAACGGCTTGCCAACGATTTTGCCGACTTCCGCTTTACGGTGGTCGGCATTTCCGAGATTGACAAGCACGCCATCGCTGCCTACCGTGCCATTCATGGCGACCATGCCCCCAACTTCGGAGACATCATGCACATTGACTGGCTGCAAGTTCCCGACTTCGACCTGCTCACATACTCTTTTCCATGCCAAGATATATCCTCGGCTGGCCGTCAGCGTGGCTTTGCGCAGGGTAGCGGCACGCGCTCTTCCTGTCTGTGGGCTTGTGCCGACGCTATCTCTGCCAAGCATCCCAAGTGGCTGCTCATGGAGAATGTCAAGGCTCTCACACAAAGGAAGTTTGCCAAGGACTTCTACAAGTGGCGCGAATGGCTTTCCGACCAAGGCTATACAAGTTACTTCCAAGTCCTCAATGCCAAGGAGTACGGCATACCGCAAAACCGTGAGCGTGTCTTTATGGTGTCCTGCCTGGGCGAACACCCTCGTTTCTTCTTTCCCAAGACGTTCCCTTTGGAGTACCGACTGAAAGATATTCTTGAGGACAATGTGGACGAGAGTTATTACTTGAAGCCTCAGCAGGTGGAGAGTATCATCAGGCATTGCGAGCGCAAGGTGGCAGAGGGGTGCGGTTTCAAGGTAAACTTCCAGTCGCCCGATGATATCAGCGGTGCAATCAAGACCAAGGAGGGGCAACGTGAATACGACACCTACATCAAGGAGCCACTCAACACCGATATGCAGGGCAACTCTCGCACCATCACTGCCCATTACCATAAGTTGGGCTACACCGACTTTTCAAGCGACCTCTGTCCGCATACTGGTGTCATGGAGTATTCGCCTCTCTTCTTGGGCTACACTCGCGACCACAAGGGCAAGGTGGTGTCCCACAACCTAAAGGACATCAGCAACACAATTGTCGCATCCAACCATGGGCGCAATGGCAGCACAGCGCAGTATCTCGTAGAGCCGATGATTTACAGCAGTCCTCACGGATTTAATTTCGGGGGGGGTAAAAATTTAGCACCTACCGTAACTTCTTCCGCCTATGCCGACAATAACTTTCTCGTCAAGGACTTCCGCATCCGCAAACTCACGCCTCGCGAGTGTTTCCGTCTTATGGACGTGGCCGACTCCGACATCGACAAGATACAGCAAGCGGGCATTTCCAAGACGCAGCAGTACAAACTCGCTGGCAACTCAATCGTGGTCTCCTGCCTCTACCATGTGTTCCGCAAGATGTTCATCGACCATTCCAACGAACAGAAAGGATATGTGCAGCTCTCACTCTTCTAAACTTAAAACATCAACAATGTCTCAACTTTATATCTTTGCAACATGATAAAACTTTTGGAACGTACACGCCGCCCCGACATCACATTCTGCCGCAATGGACGCATATTCATCACGGCAAGGGTGGTGCGTCTCCTCTCGCTCCGTCCGGGCGACAGCATAAACATCGCCTTTCACCTTGGCGAGTGTTACTTGCTTGCTGCCCGGCACGACAACGCCATCGGGCGACACATTGCCCAGTGTTACCCCACAAAGAAAGGCTCACGCAACTATTGCGCCAACTCCGTAATGCTCTGTCGGCTCATGCTCGATAACTGCAAGATACGTGAGCAGCGTGCCTCTTTCATGGTGGGCAAGGAGGAAATGCGGAATGGTGAAGTGTACCTCCCCATAATCTATAAAATGCCGTTATGAACCAAGAAATCAAATACAGCGGATTTTCTGCCGTGCCGTCCGACTACGAATGTTCTGACGGCTCTCTTGCCGTGTCTATCAACCTGCTGCCCGAAGATGGTGCTTTGCAGCCAGTCCTGCCTCCGTCTGTTGAGGTACAGCTTGCTGCCGAAACAGGCAGTTGCGTGTACATTCACGAGACGTCAAGTTTCACACACTACATTGTGGCAAAAGACAACGCTTATAGTTGGTTCGACAAAGGAAAGCCAGATACGATTGTCTCTATTGGCAATGTTTCCAGTTGCATAAAGATTACATCAGTTGGCAATACGCTAATTTTTCTTACCGGGAATGGTATGCAATACTACCTGTGGAAAGGCGGCTCCACAGGCTACCTGTATCTTGGCTCGCATATTCCAGAATGTCCGCTGTCATTTGGTTTGCAGGGAGAATTAGTCCGCACAGACGAGTTCTCTATCAGTTTCAACGGCATCAGCGAGGGCGACATTTGGAAAGAGTTTTCTGACGACAACAAGACTAAGATAACAGACCAAGTATTGGCCAAGGTCAATAAGTTCATTGCAGAGGAGAGCACCAATAAGGGACGGTTCATCTATCCGTTCTTTGTCCGTTATGCCTATCGCCTGTATGACGGCACACTGACTATGCACTCCGCACCCATTCTAATGATTGCATCTTCCGACCTCTCACCACAGGTTTTTTGGAACCATATCAAGGGTAAGGGGTCTTACAAAGATGCTACGATGCGTGTTGTCGGCATGGTGCATAAGTTGGATTATGCGGTTATTGAACAGTCCTACATAGACAATCTCTCCAATTGGAAAGACATTGTGCGCTCCGTTGATATTTTTTGTTCTAAGCCTATCTACACCTACGACCAGAACGGAAAGTGTGAACGGTTTGCACAATCATCCGACATTGACTCTTATTGTGTGTGCAAGCATACTAATCAAGCAGCATCTACCACTACATATCCATTGCGCTATCAAAAGCATACGTTCAACAAACTTTATGCGTTCACTTTCGACCCTACAAACCTCACTTATCCTGCCGGGCGTTTGATTTTGCCGCGTAGGTCGGTTGATGCTGTTAAGGAGGACATCAAATCTACATCGCAGTTTTACCTGCTCGAAAGCATAAAGATTGAGGCACTCACCACCACACGCACATTGCTCAACATCGAAGAGGATTATCTTCAGTCATTGGTAACTCGCGAGGTTATGACTGACGATTATGACAGCCACGACACGCTCATTCCTCGCTATGCGTTTGCCTACAACTCACGCCTCAACATTGCGAACATGAAGAAAATGTTGTTTGCTGGCTACAATGCGGCATCTGTATTTTGTTATACAGATGGATATGTCGGCAATTGGAATGATGACCACATTACCCCTACATACTTTGACGACAAAGCTGCCTATTCTGTATACATTTACATCAAGCAGGACGGCAGGGATATTATTGTAAGAGGGGATGCATATCAAATGGGCAACTATGATGCTCCAATGCTGTTCATATTCTATCCGAATGTCAATGCTTACAAGGCTGTTATTGTTAAGTGGTTCGTTTGGGGTATGCCATACGAGGTGCAACTTGAACAGCATGGTTTCCTTAATGGTTCATTCTATTTTGGCGGTTGGGACAATCCCGAACAGAAAGGTTCTGTTCCAACGGTATCAAATATTGTCGACCGTATGATTGACGTACCCAACAAAATCTACACCTCCGAAGTCAACAACCCTTTCTATTTCCCTCTTCTCGGCATCAACACCGTTGGTACAGGCGAGATAAAGGGCATCTGTTCTGCAGCCAAGGCTCTCTCGCAAGGTCAGTTCGGCCAGTTCCCTCTCTACGCTTTCACCACCGAGGGCGTATGGGCGTTGGAGGTGTCAAGCACAGGCACTTACTCCGCTCGCCAACCCATCACGCGCGATGTCTGCATCAATCCCGATGGCATCACACAACTCGACTCTGCCGTTCTCTTCCCAACCGACCGGGGCATCATGCTCATCAGCGGCTCGCAGACGCAGTGCATATCCGAGGCTATAAATTCCGAATATCCCTTTGACGCTACGCAGTTGCCGGGCTTCACTAAGCTGCACGCCATGCTCGGCCATGAGCCAGCCACCGACAAGTGCTTGCCAACACTGCCTTTCACGGAGTTCCTCAAAAAGTGTCAGATGATTTACGACTATGTACATCAGCGTGTCATCGTCTATGCGCCCTCCATCACTTACGCTTATGTGTATTCGCTCAAGACGCAGCAGTGGGGCATGATATTCTCTCGCATTGCCTCGCACCTCAACTCCTATCCCGATGCGCTGGCGGTGGACGCAGACAATGCCGTCCTCAACTTCTCCGTGCCAAAGGCGGAGGCTGTCAAGTGCCTCTACACTACGCGCCCTCTCAAACTCGAAGCGGCCAATGTCCTCAAAACCATCGACTGCATCATTCAGCGTGGTTTCTTCTGCAAAGGCAATGTCGCCACGGCTCTGTATGGCTCGCGCGATTTGGTCAACTGGCATTTGGTATGGTCAAGCAAAGACCACTATCTGCGCGGTTTTCGTGGATCACCCTACAAGTATTTCCGCATTGCAGGTGTCGCCACCCTCAATGCCGATGAAAATATCTTCGGTGCGTCCGTGCAGTTCACTCCACGACAGAACAACCAGCCACGCTGACAACCGTCCCCACGGCTTAGAAAGGCTTAGTGAGGCACAGCAAGGCTTATCAAGATATTATTAGGTTAGTTTTTAGGTCAAGATTGTTTTTTAGGTAACACTTAAAGAGCCGGGATGCGTGATGCACCTCGGCTCTTGTCTTTCTTATTCTATCCAGTGCTGCTTGATGCGTGTCCGTGCCAAGCGGCTCTGAATGGCGGTTCTTATCTCTGTCTCGGCCTCCGCTGCCTTGGCAAGCCATGTCTCGCTCTTGGCAGGGTTCGTGATGCTTAGCCAGTCGGCCACACCTCTGCACACTAAGTATTCGTGTATCAGCCTCTCCACCAATGTGAGCGTGGTCTGCGAGAATGTGGTCGGCACGTTCATCACGATTACATACTGCTGCCGCTCTTTCAGCGTGTCGTCAAAGTCCGTGTTCTCTATCTCTTTCTTCGCCCACGGATAGAGCAGCTCACGGCACATCGACACGCCCAAGTCTATCACCCTTGTCATGCGGTCCACATTGCCGTCCTCGCCCACATCGGCCACCATGTGCTTGGCGTGTTCCGTCTCGGCTGGCATCACATGGCTCTCCACATAGGCGTAGTTCTTGATGTCGTACAGCAGTTGGTCGCGCTTGAATGTGAGGGTTACTTTTAGTGTCCCTCCGTCATTTTCCACACAGCAACTCATAGGCTTCTCCTCCTTAGTCCGCAGGACGCTTCGGGCGGCTCCGCTTGCTCACGGCTTGCTGTATGCTCACAAGGCTCTTCTGTGCGAGTGCCACATACTGCTCCGCGTCTGCCTTGTTTGTCACCATGTACCACTCCGCAATGGCGGTGTTCTTCAGATAGTCGTGTATGGCCTCGCCAACGCCTGTCGTGGCGGCCTCATTGAAGTTGCTTGGCATCTGGAGTTTCAGCGACAGGTCGTCGCTGCCGTCATAGTGGCTGTTGTCGGTCGATGTACCATCCTCATCAAGGTATTCAGCAAGTTCGGTCTTTACCTCGGCAAAGCCTTTCTTGATAGAGCGCAGTATCTTCTCGCGGTTCTCCTCGTCCTCCGAGGCGAACATGCTGGCCACTTCCTTGTGGTTCTCCTTGTTCTGTATCGTGCGTCCGCGAAGAAAGGTCTCGTTCATGATGTCGTACAGCAGCCAGTCTATCTTGATGGTTGCTGTTACCTCTTTCTTTGCACCTAATGTTTCTGACATATTCTGTTTCTTTTTGTTGGTTAATCACTTGGGCGTGTCGGTTTCTTCCTGCTGTACAGCAGTCGTTCCGCTCCGTCCATCATTTCTCCTGCTTGGTTGAAGTAGTCGGTGGCCTCGCCCTTGTTGGCCAACTTGAACCATTGGCCGATGATTGATGTGATGAAGAAGTTGCGCAGGGCTGACTGCACATTGCTTGTCAGTTCCTTGTCAAACGACTTGCTCACTTCCAGCACTGCTTCGTATGCGGTCCTCATGATGACAGGCTTGATTGGCAGACCTATGTTAGGTTGTGCCAAATCCTTTGTACCCCATATATCGGTGGACACCTGTACATCTTTGGTCGTTCCCGACACAAGCATTTCTTTCAGCCGCTCGTTGGTGGCAAGCACCGACTCTTCCCAAAATCTTCCAAGGTCGCTCAGCTCGTTGTCGGTGGCGAGTATGCGGTCTCGCGCTTTCTCGTCTCCGTCTATGAGTTTCGCACCTGTGTAGTCCGTGGCTTTTGCCACTTCCTCATACACATCGTCCTTGAATACTTGTATGGTTATCGTCTCCATCAGAATGAAATGATTGAATAAGTTAATCCTATGCCCACATACGGCTGCATTCCTTTCGTGCCTATGCCGTACCCAGCCGTTACGCCTATGTGCCACCGCTTAGGGGGCTGTTTCTCCTTGATGGTTACCACCTCATGCAGTGGATACACAAAGATGCTGTCGAGCCGTGCGTGTACGCCACTGACGTATGCCTTGTAGTCCGCGTTCTCATACACGCTCTGCATGATGGGCAACTCTATTGTCGCGCTGTCCGAACCGTTGGCTACGAGATTTTTTGCATATCCCTTTGCCGTGTCAGTGTCGGCTCTGATGGGTGGCTGTACTGCATCGCCCATCTTGATGCAGTCCGTTGGCACTCTCACCTCGGCAGTTCCGACTGGCTGCTCGCTGGTGTACTTAGGTTCTCCCGGCACGTCTCTTACCGTGTCGCGCTTTATGATGGTGTCGGTTTGGATCACGATGTTGTGGCCGTTCTCTGCCTTGGGTTCGGGGTAGAGCAGTGCCACAAGCAGGAGCGTGAGCAACACGCCTCCTACAAAACTCAATGCGTGTTTCATGCTTTCGTGTGTTTGATGTAGTCCGTAATGCCTTTGTAGTGCAACTGCACGATGCTCCGCACGCCCTCCTCGCTCAACAGATATTCCACGTCTGCCTTGTTGTCTTGGAAGAGGTTCTCCGTCAGCACGGCTGCGCACTTGGTATGCAGCAGTATGTAGAAGCGTGCCTCATAGTCGGGGTCTTTGTCGCTCCAGTCGGCACGCATGGGTTTCTGCTTGCTGTCGTAGTCGCCCTTGGCCTTGTGCGCGTCAAAGCTGCCGATGTAGTCTTTCAGGCTTTCCTCGGCTGCGTTCCACAGGTCGGTGGCAAGCAGATCGGCACTCGTCTGGCCGGGCGAGGTATATATGCACCAGCCTCCTGCGCTCTTCCACTGGCCGTCAGCTCCTGCGGCATTGTGGTGTATCGACACGAGGAGCACGTTCTTCGCTCCGTACTTGTCGCAGTACTTGTTGGCTCGCTTGCATCGCTCGGCAAGCGACACATCGGTCTCTTCGGGTACGAGCAGGTGTGCCTCCACTCCGTTGCTCAGTAGGGTGTTCACCAACCTGCGTGCTATCTCTCTCGCTTTCTTGTATTCGCGCAACCGCTTGTCGGGGCTGCACTTGCCCGGTGTGTTCTCACCGTGGCCGTTGTCAATCAACACTATCATCTTTCTCTTCTTTTAGTTTGTTAAGGTTCACGTCAAAGTGTCTTGCCGTCTTGTCCACCATCACTTGCTGCAATGCTTTCCAAAAGCGGTGCTCTGCCTCTGGTCGGCAGCTGCTCTCGTTCTCCAGTATCGACCACGCCTGTTCAAAGCATATCACGCCTGTAAGGATATACGACAACGGAACTTGCATGTGTATGAACACCCAATGCTCTGCCAAGTATGCCAGCACTATCAGCCACAGCCGCTTGGGTATGGTCTGCTTCACCACCTTGCCAAAGGCGAACGAGGTAAACTTGGCTTTCTTCCTGTCGGTCTTTTCGGGATAGGCTGCGTGTACGCGCTTGTCGAGCTTGAAAGCGGTGTATGCGTCATACAGTATAAAGATGATGGCCACCGCTATCAATGGGAATGTCGGTCTGAACTCTGCCACAAGCCAGCCTACCATGCCGCCCACGGCCATGGCCGCGAACTTCCAAAGTTTGAATACTACTGCCATACTGCCCATCTTATTAAGCGTCCTACAACTACTCCTGCCACTGTGCAGCCGAAGTCTATCCAGTCCCACTTGCCGCCCCACAACTCATCTTTGAGTTCCAAGGCTGCGGCTACGCCCACTCCTGCATACGCTGCGCAATAGGTGCTGTTCGCTCCAAGTCCTATCACCACACCGCCAACAAAGTGCTTGTATCGGTTGCTCGCTCCGAGCCATTTGATAATCTTCTTCATGTCAATAAGAATTTAGTTCATGGCAAATTTACTTACAGGCATGGTTCTTTCCCTTTTATCTGTTGTGGCACACTAAAAAAGGGACACAAGATTGCTCCTGCGTCCCTCTGATAGGTTCTCGTTTCCCTTACTGGAGGTCAAACACGCTCCAGTCTATGTTGTCTTTTTCTTTCCAACCGTCCATGATGGCGTTGAGAATGTAGGCTGATGCCTCCTTGCTGAACTTGATGAAGTCCTCTCTTGTCTCAAAGGTGTAGTACACTGGCGTTGCGTCCGCCTCCTCGTTGAGTTTCAGCGTGAGCGGATAGGCTATGCTCTCGTTGTTTTCCAAAGATGCGTAGTTGCGCTGCTTCTCGTCCGACAGCCATACCTTGATGCCGTCATACTCAAAGCGGTTCACAATCTTGTCCTTGGTCTCTGCGTCTATCGTGTCTCTGACAAGCTGCTTTATCTCGTCCATCGTGGGCTTGCGGCTGAACGTGTGGCGGTATTCATAGTTGCCGTCCTCGGTCTCGTAATAGCCGAAGTAGAGCAGCCATTTGTTCTTGCCTATGCGTTGCAGTCCATCTTGCCGTTGGGTTGTGCCGTATATCTTCTCCATGTCGTTATGAATTTGTTACGCTGCAAAGATACACCGACACACCGCACATCGCCTTTTATCTTTAGTGAGCTGCCATTAAGTGAAGTTATACTTGCGCTTGCTGCCGTCAAACACCTCACACTTGATGATGGTCTCGAATGGAAAGCCGTCCTCTATGTCGCTTATCTGGTCAAGTATGCCTTTCATCTCCAACGAGGCGGTGAAGAACTTGCCCCATTCCGAGTTGGCTGGATTGCGGAATGACACCAAATAGCGGTCTTCGCCCTCTTTTGTGTCTATGCCTGTCTCAAAGTCGTGAATTTCTATCGGTATGTTCACGATGTCACCGAGGCGTGTCACCTTGCCGGGAAAGCGTTTCTTGCCGTCAGCAGGTGTATAGGTTACGCCCATTTCTGAAAACTTCTTCATGTGTTTACCTGTTAATGTATAATATAGATGTTTACAATCTGCGTGGCAAGCCATTCCCTTGAATGACCCTATTATCTGTTGCCGCCTCTTGCGCGACTTTATCTTGGCGAGTTTCCGTGCAGCGTTCACCTTGGTACGCTTTCTCAGCAGGGAGTAGTCCCCATAATCAACAAAGCCGAGTGCGTCCATTCCTGCACTGATGGGTGCAACTTTCTCACTCGGCTTTATTATCAGATTGTAGGGTTTGCATAGTCTATGCAGGGTGTCCCTGTGTTTCCACAACTCTTTCTTGTTGTCTCCAAGTATGTATATGTCGTCACAAAAGCGGTTGTAGTTGTCTTTTCCACATTCCTCTATCATGGCATGGTCTATGTCGTTGTGGTACAGGTTGCCGAAAAACTGCGAGGAGCGTAGTCCCTTGCTGATGCCTACGTTGTCATTCGGGTGCAGAGCCTTTACAAAGTCTATGAGTATGGGCAGCAGCACTGGGTCGGCAATGTAGCGTTTTATTATCTCTATCAGCCGGTCATGCAGTATGTGGTCGTAGTAACCTTTGTAGTCGCTTTGATAGTAGTATATGAGTTTCGGATTGTTCCGCCTTGCCTCCTGCATCTTGTGATACAATCCGTGTGGCCCTCTTCCCTCTATCGAGGCAGCGGTGTTCTCTATCAGTATGGGCGCAAGGTGTTTTTCCACTATCTCCATGATGGCGTTGCTGCCCACACGCTCTATGACGGACGGTGCTTGCACGGTTCTTATCTTCGGGCCGTCTGCCGTCTCAAACGATTTAAGGTGCTTGATGCGGAATGTGCCGTTGGCTATCTGTGCCTTTAGCATGGCGATGATGTCCGCCTTGCGTTTCATGTAGCGCACCATGCGTGGCGTGCATTCCACTCCGTCTATAACAATATTCTCCCTCCACCGTAGGTCGTTGCGAGTATCTGCGTTGTGCAGGTTCGACATGACGCGCTTGAACGAGCGTACCATGTTCTCGTCCGCTATGATTTCGGGGATAAGGTCTAATAACGGAAAACAGATAGAAGTCTTTTCTTCTACCTGCCCCAATAGTTCTTCCAATGTATTTACAGCCTTCCTGTCCTGTGGGGAGATACTTGCGCACTCCCCACATGTGGTTAATGTCGTGTTCCGGCTTTCCATATTTATATGCTGTTGCCGAGGCTCTAATCCCTCGGAGTTTGTTTGTGGCAATCCTCGTGCCACGTCAGAGACCTCCGATTATATTTTAACCAAAGAATTTCAGCCGCCCACCGTAGTACGTGTACGAGCTCGAAGAAGCGCTGCTCGCGAACGCAACGGCGAGACCGCTGAGCGCATACGAGCTGAAGCCAGACCGCAGAACACAGCGGCGCGTGGGATTTTCTGCCTTTTGCTCCTTTGCTTACATAATCGGACGCACTATGTCCACTTTCAGACCAAGCGCATCAATGATGCGGAAGAACATGCCGACACCCGGCTCTATCACGCCTTTCTCTATGCGTGAGATATAGGTCTTGTCTGTTCCCACTTTCTTGGCAAGGTCTGATTGCGTCATGTGCTCTTGCTTTCTTGCGTCAAGGATTATCTGACCTACACAATAGTTGGTTGCCTCCTTTCTGAACGCTTCTCTTTCCGCAGTTCCTACTGCGCCATACTTGGCATCAAGAATGGCATCGAAACTGCTAATGTCATTTCTTTGCTGCATAATATTCCTTTTTAAGTTCAAGTGCTTTCTCTATCTCCTTTGAGGGTGTCTTTTGGGTTTTCTTCTGAAAGCCGTTGAACAGCATCACGATGTTGCCCTCATCAAAGATGAAGAATGCACGGTATATATTCCCATTGTAACTGGCTCTAATCTCATAGAGTCCGTCCTTGATGAACTTCACAAATTTCTCACTCACTCTCTCCTGCATCTTCAGCACATCAAGCACATAGTCTATCTTCTTCTGTGCGCCCATTTCCAAAGAGCGGTAGAACGTGAGGAAGTAGTCTTTGTAAAGTAATATCTTCCTCTCTGAATTCATGCTGCAAAGGTAATACTTAAAGTTGATATATCCTACAACTTTTGCAATTATTTTGCATCGCTCATAAAAAACTCGCTCACGCGAGAAAGCAGGGAGAGGGAGCAGCCTCCTATCGTCGGCTCTCCCTCTGACGCTTTTTTCGTGGCTACGCTTGCCGCTTTATCCGACTATTACGAATTTGCCGCGGAAGGCCAGCCGCCCACCGCAGTACGGGTACGAGCTCGAAGAAGCGCCGCTCGCGAACGCAACGGCGAGACCGCCGAGCGCATACGAGCTGAAGCCAGACCGCAGAACACAGCGGCCTCTGCTGCCCGGAAACCACAAACCTGCCGCATAGTGTGTGGTGTACTTGCTTGTGTCTGTCTGATGCACCTTGCTTGGCAAGATGTCGCACTTCGCTCCATGCACCACTCTCACAACGCAGTTGCCGTTAGAGTTCACACTCTGCACCACACGCTCGGTTTTCTTCACCGGGTCATAGATGTGGAATTTGTAGTCTATGGGGTCATCGTTGGTCTCCACACAGCGGTTCTTGTAGAACGTCTCGTAGCTCTGCACGTTTCCTGCTATGTAGTCCATCCATTCCGAGTCGCAGCCCACATAGTGTTTGAGTCCCATGATGGAGTTCATTGCGTTGCCCACATACGAGGTGTCGGCCATACCTATGTTGTCGAGGCTGTTCAGCGTGGCATCGTGTGCGCCATTGCCAACAACAGACTGCTCGTTGGTCGTGCCGTGGGTCGCCCACCACAGGTTGCTGATTTCCTTGTGCTGCTCGTAGTCTTGGAGCTGGTAGCCCTCTCCGCGCATGTGCGCACTGTTTTGGAAGTCCTTTGCCGTGTAGTGTATCGTCCCGGTCGGTGTCTCTGTCGGGTTGCCGTCAGTGTCGTATGCCCATTCTGCCGAGGTCTGCGAAGTGCCGTCTCCCTTGCGTGAGCGCACCGCGCCCGATATGCTCCTTGGTCGTTTCAGTCCGTCTATGGTGATGGGGTATGTTCCCAAGAGGCTGTCGTTCTCGCCAACGGTGTGCTCCGTCCATTCGGGTTCTATGGCCTCTATATGCTCGCTATCAACGGCAAGACACAGGCTGTCCTCTATGTCGCGGTACGAGGTGAAGTACATCCACTTCGCTCCGCCAGGCACATCGCAGAACACGTAGTTGCCTATCGAGAAGTCGAAGTAGGTGTGGCTCACCATCATGTTGAACTTGCCTACTATCTGTCCGTTCTCGTCCGTGAACACGGCTCCGAGCCTTGCGTGGTTCAGTCCCGGCCATCTCACCTGCTTCATGCCCTCCACGTCCATGCGGTAGGCGTTCACGTTGGCAGCGGTGGTGATGATGTTCTCGTCTATCACCGTGCCTACCTCTGCCTCGTCAGCATACACGCCTGTGTTCTCCGCATAGAGCAGTGCCGACAGCATGGCCTCGCGCTTGTTGTTCACGGTGGATAGCGGCTCGTTCTCCGTGGTCGAATAGACAATGTACTTCTGTTGGTTCTTGTAGTCGTTCACGCCCTTGTACCAGTGGTGGGGCAGATGGTGGAAGATGTCAAAACCCTCTCCTGCGCTGTCGCCCACATCGAAACTCTCGCCTGTGGCAAGATAGTTGAAGTCGGTGTCGCTCAACTGCACGCCCTCCATCTGTTTGAGCTTGGAGTTGTAGGTACACTTGTAGGCGTGGGTCTCCTGCAATATCTTCAGCGTGTGTCCGCTCGCCACAAAGGTCTTGTCGTAGTCCGAGCCTGTCTTGTTTTCGGGGTTGCTGTATCGCTCACAGAAGTCTCCGCTCACGATGTCGTCTATCTTCACCACCGAGAATTGCGAGTTGATGACGGTCAGTTTCGGGAAGTATTTCTGCAATGCCTCCACCTCGCTGTCCTCCACAAGTTCTGTCAGTATCCATCGGCCGATGATGCCGCTGCACTGCCCGGTCTCATCGTAGGTGCTGCCGTTCGCGTCTATGCCCACGGCTCCGCTCTGCATGATGCCGCGCAGCATCTCCACGCTGGCGGTGGCGTTCACACCCGGTATGCGCACGCTCTTCAGCTGTCCTGCCGTGGTTATCTGCCGCAGCAGGGTCATGGTGTCGATGTGCGGACACTCGTCAAGGAACATTTTCTTCACGTTCGTCATTCCTGCTATGGTCAGTCCGCCAGGATAGGTCAGCTTGGGCAGGTTCTTGAAGTAGAGCGTGGTCATGGTGGCTGGCAGTTCAAGGGTCTCTATCGGGGCTGTCTCGGCAAGGTCTATGCTCGACAGTTGCGAACCGCTCGCCAACACCTCTTTCAGTCTCGGGCAGTACGAGGCGATGATGCTTGTTACCTTGGTGTTGCGTGCGTCTATGCGTCTGAGGAAACTCTTGTTGCCCATGTTGAGCTGCGTGATTGCTCCGCTTTCCTCGGCTGGCGTGTAGTCCGCTCCGCCAAGTATCAGTTCTTGCAGCATCGTGCAGTTCGAGATGTCCCAACCCTCGGCTTTCGGGGTGCAGCCGCTGATGTCAAGACTGGCAAGGCGTGTCGCTCCGAACACGTAGAGCATCGTTCCTGCGCCTGTGGCGGTCATGCCGCTCTTCAGCGTGTAGCTTTCTCCTGCTTTCAGATAGCAGCTGTCCACACAAGCGTCCGCACGGTCCACGCCTAATCCGAAGAAGCCGTCCTGCACTGCCGTTATCTTGATGCTGATGTCCGTACCCACGGCACGCATCTTGAACGGATTAGTGTACAGCTCGCCCACTTGGTAGTAGCCGTCACGGTAGGCAAAGCGTTTCTCAAACGTCACGGGCAAGTCCTCATATCGCAATCCGTGTACGGCATAGTAGTAGTTTGCACCTGCCTTTGAGTTCTCGATGTACTTGCGCTCTCCGTCAAACGAGCTGGTTATCTTCGCCCACTTCGCTATGCGGTCGGTGATCCAGAGTTTCTTGCAGCCGTCAGAAGAAAAAATCTTGATGCCGTCTGCCTCCGCGCTGCGCATGTCGTTGGCTATGTCGTGCAACGTGATGGTGGTCTTGCCATCATCTTCAAGCCAGAACTTGTCGGCTGCGTAGCCTTGCTGGAACATCACGGAGTTCCACCCTTGGTAGTAGTGCTTGGGGTCGGTCACGCTGTCCAAGTCCCAAGGTACGGTGATGCCGCAGTCGTTGTCAGCAAGCCAACAACAGTCTCCGTCATACCAATGGTTGAAGTAGGCGCGTATGCTGCCGTTGATGTCAAGATAGAACGAAATCATCATGTTCTTGCTTCGTTGGTCAACAGCAAGCACATAATCAGTACCTATAATGTAACAACCCGTAGAACGAACGTTGGCATAAAGGTAGAGTTCCTCGCAGAACTTTTTCAATCGGTTCTCCTTTGTTCCTGCCACGCTCTTGCCGTGCAGGGTGATGTTTCCGTCTGCCTCGGTACGGTCTTGCGAGCATTGCTGTGTCCATAGCAGCCACTTGTATAGGTTGTACGGCACTTTCTTTCCCTTGGCGTAGAGGTCGTTCAAGTCGTCATCGTCGGGGTATCGGCTCTCGTAGTAGCCGAGCCACACGGGTTCGCCTGTCGATTGGTCTATGCGCATGAGGTCGTCCACGCTGTTCACGCCTTGCAGCCAACAGAACGAGTCGTATTTCAAGTACTCAAAGCACTCTACCGGGTTCAGCACCCTGCCTGTCACGCCCCATTTCTTGGTGCTCGTGTCATACTGCATCTTGCCTGTGGTGTCTTTCCACTTGCCTCCGCTGTATTTCACATACTTGTAGTCGTTCGTCAGGTACACCGTTCCCCAGTCGTAGTTGTTCACATCGTCTGCCAGCACCTCGGCAAGGCTCTTGTCCACTTCCGTGGGGTCGGCTGTGGCGGTGGTCTCCTGCATCGTGCCTGTGCCGTCATTCTCCAAGAAGATGTGCTTCTCTCCGCAGTATTCGCTCAGCATGTAGATGTTCGAGGCTATCAGCTCTTCGCTCTTCGCCAAGGTCTGCACCTTGAAGATGTTGAGGTCTTGGTTTTTCTCGGCCACGAGTTCCACAAAGTCGCCATAGTTCAAGCAGTCGCTGTTGTAGCCGCTCACTTTCTCGAAGCCGAAGAACGAGGGGTTGCCCTTGTCCACGTTGAAGTTGGCCTTGGCATGGAAGTAGGCGTAGGTCTCGTTGGTCGCGTCCACGCTCTGCTGGTCGGTGCGGAATAGGGCGCACGTCACGCTGTCGATGCTGGTGTTCATCGTGTCGCCTCCGTTGTAGGCATTCTGCGCTGGGGTCATGTAGTCCGCTCCCATGGCTCGCTGGGTCTTGTTCATCAGCTCCATGGTCGCTCCGTTGTTCGCGCCTGTCGAGTCGGAGTAGTCCACCTTGATGGTGATGGTCTTTACCCACAAGCCTCCGTCTATCACCTGCACTTGGCTCTTCGCGGCCATCTTCTTGGCCTTTTGGAACTTGGCCAGTGCCACTGGGTCGTTCTTGAAGTCCTCCTCTGTGTGGAGCATCTCTATCTTGCAGCCTTTGAACTTGCCTTTCTTGTTCTTCACAGGCCGCAGCGATGAGGTCGTGCCTTGGTTTGTGGTCGGCACGTTGTACACCTTGCAGTCCTGCCATGGCCTGTCGGGGAAACGGATTACCCAGTCAAAGTATGCCTTGGTCTTTTTGTCTCCGTCCAGCTTGTCGAGGTAGCCGGGGTAGCTCTGCTCGATGTCGGGGGTGTCGGCATTCTTCAGCAGGGTCACGCAGCATAGTCCTGCGTTCATGCACGCTTGCATGGTCGGCCTGTCCTTGGTTGTTCCCTCTGCGGTCTGCGAGGCCATCACTTGGTTCTTCTCGTACTCCGTCAGCATGGCTGCGGTGTCTTTCTGTCCCACCAAGTAGTTGTTGAATGCCTGTCGGTAGTTGTAGTAGGTGGCCCAGCCGATGGCACGGTACAGGTAGATGTCGGCTTTCGTGCCGTCAAACTTTATCTGCATGTCGTTGTGGGCAAACTTCCCGGCATTGTAATAGGTGGCTGCGGCCTCGTCTCCGTTCACATATATCTTGATGGAGCCTATGCCGCTGTATGGGGCTATGCTGGTCGGTTCTATCACAATGTCGAAACGTGTCTCCTTGTCAGTGGCATACAGGGCTACGGCTGTCTGCTGTGCGCCCAAGTCGTCGGGGTTGGCTGCGGTTGCTCCATCACAGGTGAACACGAGTTTCTCGCCTGTCAAGTAGAAGCCGAGCTGGTTGTCGCCCAGGCAGTCGATGATGCGTGCCGTGCGGTCTTCCACATTTTTCACCTTTACCGTGAAACTCAGTGCCATGCCGTTCTGTTCGATGCTGGTGTTGGCGAATGGCTTGAACGAGCACACGGCTTTCATGTCCTCGGCTATGCGGAGTGCCATGCGTCCCTTGTCGTTCTCCGTGCCGTAGGTGGGCGTGCCGTAGGTGTCCTTGACAAATCCGTTGCTCGACCAGTTGCAGTTCTCAACGGTGATTTCCACTCCTCCGTCCTTGATGGTCTTGTCGGTCTCTCCGTTGCTGCGTGAGTCCATCGTGATGTTGAACTCGCGCATGGTAGTCACTTCCTCCACATCTACAAGCGAGCCATCAACAATGAATGTGGCGGTTTCTGATGCGCTGTCTCCGCACGTCACTTTCACCGACACGCTCTTTGTGCCGTCATGCACGCTCTCCTGCACTTGCTTGGTGAACGTGTTGGTCTGTCCCCGGTAGGCCACGGTGGTGGTCTCCTGCGCTCCGTCATACCACACCACGGCTTGCGGCTCGTCCGTGTCGGCTGCATACACGGCATAGTCCACCTCGATGTTCTCATAGAGTTTTCTCTTGCCTTGCAGCTGCTCGGTGTACCAGCGCATGCCCACTATCGGGGTGTTGTTGCCGCTCTCCACCACCATGACGGCAGTGTGGAGGTAGTTGCCCACCACGCCCGAACCTACATCTTCTCCGTGTATGCGCAGGGGGTATGCGCCATGTGTCAGTGTCTCGCCCAAGCAGCTCTTCGGGTCTATGGTGATGGAGTGCGAGTAGGTGTCGAGAACTACGCTTGTGCCGAGTGTCTGCCACTCTCCGTTTATGTATATCTCGGTTACTACCTTGATGCCTTTGTCCGATGCGTTGTTGGCAAACTTGTACATCGGTATGCTCTTGGCGGCTCCTCCTGCGGCAAGGGCGGTGCTTGCCGTGTAGTTGAGGGTCTGCACACTGCTGATGGTAACATCTACACCGCTCACGTTGATGTTCCTGCTGCCTGTGTTTCCTGCATCATCATAGGCGATAAGTTGGAAACGCTTGGTGGTGGCGGTTACGAAGTAGCTGCTCACGTCCATTTCGAAGTCGTAGGTGTCTCCGCTTGCCGATGACGCTCTGTTGAACATGAATGTCTCCAAGGTCTGCCCGGTGTCGCGATCTTTGAGCAGCACCTTTTCTATCATGTTGCTCAGTTCTTGGCTGCCTTGTGTGGTAACGCTTCGTACAGCAGCTTTCATCACCACGCTGCCGCCAGCCTTGGCATACAGCGGACTCTGCTCGAATTGTATGCTCACAATCGTACCTGTGCTTTCTCCGCCTCCTCCGCCTACGGCAAACTGCACCTCGTCGCCCACGGCTTCCTGCCCGGCATTCTGCAGTTGCAGCTTCACCACGCCCTGCGTCTCGGTGTCAATGTGCAGTGTGGTGGGTATGTTGGCGTATGCACCTCCTGTGGAGAATGCCTCCTTGCCGTCCTTTTCGGGGGTGTCCGAGGTCGGCACGGCATTGTTGCCGCCTCCTCCGAACTCCACCCAAGGTTTCAAGTCTGCCGGGTTGATGTCGTCCACGGTGCGTGTGAACTGGTAGGCTTCCCACTTGGGCGAGCCGTTGCTGGTCACATCGGCTGTCTTATAGGTCAGCACGACACCGCTCTTCATATACGATAGTCCGCTTTCTTTCTCCTTGTCCTGCACAGCTTTGATGGCGGTCGAAAGGGTGTACTCGGTGTCCTCGCAGATGTCGTTCACGTTCACCGTGTTGCCTATGGCACTGCCGTTCGAGCCGAAGTCTGTCCAGTTGGCTTCGTTTTTCCAGTCGGTCTCGGTTTCCTTGCCGTAGTTCGTCCACTGCTTGTTTTGTATGCCTGTCTCCGAAAGAAACGACAGCACGATACCGGGTTTCATGTATCTTGCTTTGTTCTTCAAATCGAAGATTTTTTCAAGCACCACGGAGAACGACACTTCACGGTCGCCCAACGACAACAGCACATTGGCGTTGATTGTGTTGCGGTTCAGCAACTCCGCGCTGTTCTCGTCTATCAGTTGTCGGCTGATGGTTGCCGTGCTCTCTGCCTCGCTCATGCGCTCCTGCAAATCCGCTCCCTCGTCTCCGGGGAATGCCGTACCGCTGCTGTGGCCGAGTGCCAAGTCCGAGCCGATTACGGCCAGTGTCGTGCCGCTCCAACGGTAGCTCTTGTTGGTGCTTACGTCCATGAAGATTTTGCCGCTGTGGGGCTTGCGTCCCAATACAGTCCCATCGCCAAAGAGGTCTCCGTCCAGCCAGTTGTTATAATAGGTGATGGTCGGACGCAGGTCAAACTCTGACTCTGAGGGTTGGGTGTAGCGTAAGACGAATGTTTCAGTGGTCTTGTTGTACACCACGGCACAATTCTCGTCCGTTGATGATTTGCTGACTGACAGGAATTGTGCGGTAATGCCCGATACAATGCCGCCAAACTCCAGCGCATCGTCCACATATCCAGGCAGATACTGCGAGGGTACTTGTCCTTTCTCGTCCAAAGGTGCAAGTCCATCTGCAGTCCCCTTGGTGTTCTTGAATGCGGTGAGGTCTTTCTGCACACCGCTGATGCTGTTTGCCAACTCGCTCTTGTTGTCGCTGACGGTTTTCTTCAGATTGGCAATGTCGGTCTGTGCCGTTCCCATCTGCGAGTTGAGGGTGTTAAGGCTGTCCGTGTGCGAGGTCTGCGTGCTGCGCAGGCTCTTGATGTCCTCCTTGTTTTGGTTCACATCTACCTTGACAGCCTCAAGGTCGGCTGTCATTTCATCCACGGCTTCCATATACTCGGTGCTGTCCACGGTGGGGTTGCCTTTCAGCAATGGATTTCCGCTGCTGTCCACCTGCGCTACCCATGTGCCACCGTCTGCCACATAGAGTTGTCCCAAGTGGTCTGATGATGCGCTGCCCTCCACGGTCACCAATGCCCACCAACCCTCGTGTGGGTTGGGGTATGCCTCGCGCAGTTGCGCTGCGGTCTTGAACAGACCTTTGTTCGGTCCCTTGATGTTCTTGGCTTCAAGCCAACCCTCCACGGTCAGGTTGTGGCCTACGGTCATGGAGCCACGCACCGTACCCGAACCGCCCATGCTGACGTTGCGGCCTACGGCCACATCACCGTCTATCTGTTTTGTTGGTATTGAACTCATTCCATTATTGATTTTGCCAAGGCGTTCAACTGCTCTGCTTTGTCGGTCGCGCCAAAGGCGGTTAGTACTAATGCTGCCGTGGTATAGACTACGGCTGTGTAACAACGCTCGGAGATGTCGATGCCGTCCTCATCGTCTATCTTGGGATAGGGTATGTAGGTGGCTCGCTTGACGTAGGCGTCCTCGCTGTTGCAGCTGAAGAACTCCAACGCCTTGCCCTCGGCTCGGTTCACTACCGCGCACACTGGTTTCTGCACGCTGCCTCTCACGCCCTTGTATCTTGACGATTGCAGGTCATAGAGTGGGTCGTCCACCGAAATGGCATTGTAGCAAGTGCGTTCCCAGTCGCTCATGCGGAATGCTATCAACCGCATGAAGTCATCGGGGAGCAGCACCCAACCGCTGCCGTTATCCTCCCAATACACGGCTTCGCCAAACTCGTGTCCCTCTTCCAAGAGATACACAGGCGCGGAGGTCTCCACCCTGCGCACGGCCTCTTCTATCTTCGAGCGTATCACTTCGTTCAACGACAAGGTGTCAATATCCTCATCGCTGATGAGCTGCTCGCTGGTCTTGTTCTCGTCTATGGCGATGCGCACATCTTGCTCCACGACTTCGATTTTGTACACCATATCGTCATTCTTTACTTCTCGTTGACAAACGTGATTTTCACTCCGTAGGTCTCGCCAACGGCCTTGATATCCTCACGGTTGCGCATCGAGCCGGGCTTCACGCCAAAGTTCTTGAAGATGTAGTCCTTGGCCTCTTGGTTGTCGGTAAACTCCACCTCGGTCTTGCCCTCTGCCGCATTGTCCTCGGTTGCTGCCTCCTCGCTTGTGGTGTCCTCTACGGCCTCGGGGTCACTCTCTGTCTCTGGCTCTTCCTCGATAGTTTCCGCATCTGCCTCGTCCGTTGGTGTTACAACACCACCTGCATCAGCCTCCTCGGTAGTCTCGTCTGCCACGTCCTCTGCCACAGACGTAGTATGGCTTGAAAAGGCTTCAGTAGGCTTATTGTCAATCACAGCCTTTGCCGCAACCTTTGCCGTCCGTGTGCTCGGCTTGGCAGGGTTGCGCTCAATATGCAGCTCCTCGTCAAGCTCAATGGTGCTCACCACATGTATGCGGCCTTTCTTGAAATCGCTGCTGTTCTCTATCGCGTGCTGCACGATGAAGTCGCTTGTCGTGTACTGTGCAGGGTTCTGTCCCATGGCGGTAATGGAGCCGTCCGTGAACATTACTTTGAGTGTGGCTCTGCCTATCTTGATAATGGCTTGGTATTCCATCATGCCGTACACTCCGTAGGTTATTCTCTTCTTTTTCATTTTTGTTGTCTGATTATTATAAATAAAGGCGGACGGCATTGCTACCTATCCGCCTCTATTGGTTGATGATTGGTTTAATTAAACTTCGGATTACTCGGTGGCCATCACATCACCTGCATACTCCACCCATGCTGCGCTCTTGTACTGCCACATCTGGCCGCACACGGCTTCCGCGTTGATGGTAGGGCAGTCCTGCAACAGATAGTACACGCCACCCTCAACAGGGCTTTCGGGTGCTTCCGCGCTGTCCCAAAGGTGGATTTGCGTTGCGCTGGTGTTCTCGCTGTCACCCTCACCGTTGATCCAGATATGGCACGAGCCTTTGAGTGCGAGTGCGTCCCACACAAGCATCGACTCGCGTGTTGCCTCCTCGCCCTCCATGCGGTCTTTCGATGAGTGCTCGGCCGAGTACTGGTAGTGTACGAGGCGGTCGGGCGCAACGATGAACGCAGAGTTGCTCCACTTCAAGCGGTCAAGTGTCGGGTCGTGCTTGAACTCGATGTCTCCGAACACGGTGTGGAAGTTGGTCACTACCCAGCCTACAGGGTTGGTCTTGGTCGAAATCTGAATTTCCGGGTGCTTAGAGTAGTCGATGCACTGGATGTTCTCCAAGAAATTCTTGCCTGCAAGGGCTATCACGCTCTTGGGCACGTCCTCGCCTGTAAAGGTCATCTTCGCCAAGGCGATGATTTCCTCAATCGTCCACTTGCCTGTGTGCTGGATTTCCTTCTTCACTTGGTAGCGCACACCCTCGGTACAGTACACATACTGCACTCCTGCCTTTTCGGTCTGCACCTTGAACTTGCCCTTGCGTCCTGCGTAGAGCGTGCGGTTGCCGCGCACCTTGAAGTTGGTGATGGCGGCCTCTGCAATCACAGCCTTGCCGAATGGAATTTTCTTCTTCTGCGCCTCGTAGTAGTCAGATACAATCTGGTTCATGCCGCGCTTCTGAAGATACACCGTCTGTCCCTGTGGAACGATGAGGTCGGGGTCAACCTCTTTCTGCGTCTCGTAGAGGGCGTTGGAGAGGATGATGAATGTTGTGCCCTGCGGAATTTCGGGCGTAGTGCAATACTCGTCCGTGCTGTTGGTCTTCGGACCGTTCACAGCTCTGCAGATGGGGTTGCCCGATGCAGGGTCGTGGCCTGTCACGAACAGCATGAGGTCTTTGCCCGGTGTCTTGGTCGTTCCGTCCTCGGCATAGCCGTCCACGCCCTTGGCGAGCAGCGTGCCGTAAGGTCTGGGAATTTCCGCATCGTTGGAGAGCAACGGCAGGATGAACTGCTTGGCTGTTCCTGCGGTCACCTTGGTTGTCGATGTCACGCTGGAGCGCGGCTCGTCAATCATGTAGTGCTCCACCTCGGGCGAATTCACCTTTACTTTCTTCGCTTTCAGCATGAGCTGCATAAGCGGTGTGTCGTCACTCTTGAACTTGTAGAGTTCCTGGTCGAGGTCGCTCTGTACGAGGTTGCCCGGACCGACTCCGCCAGTCGCATCTGCCACTCCGCTGACGGTAGTGGGTGCTCCCGGCACTTGGCTTGCTACACCGGCTGTGCCCGGTGTTGGGGTGGGATTTTTACCACCTACTTGTACGGTTTCTCCGTCCATGTCTTGAAATTTTAGTTTGTGAATAATGTTATTTGCTATCGGTCTGTGCGAGGTTGCCGGGGGCTATACCGCCTGTCGCGCTCGCGAGATTGCTTACTGATGCCATTGCGCCCGGCAATTGGGTGCAAAGTCCTGCGCTACCCTTGGTGGAGCGCAGCGTCTTTCCCTCCGGGGGAAACTTCACGACTTCTCCTTTCATGGGCTACATCGCTTCATTAGCAAGGTCAAATATGCTCTGTTGCTTCTTCTGCTGTGTGGGTGAGCCTCCGTTCTTTCCGTTGAGCGGTGCTGTGCCGTCTCCCTTGTCGCGCTTGCGCAGTCCCTCCACAATCTTGTCGTTTCGTCCTGCCACACGTCCCTCCTCGCCAGCGTTGGCTACATCGGCATCATGGTTGATGGCATTCACAAACAGCTCCAAGGTCTCGCGTGAGAACTTGCCCATCACTCCGTCCTTGACAACGGTGAGCATAGCATTGGCCACCTCGTCTATCTGCTCGTCTGTCATGCCGCGCTCCTCTTGGAACTGGCGCAGGGTCTCAAGCGTTGCGTCCATGTTCTTCTCATACTCTTCATCGAGCTGTTTCGACTTGGCCACACGCTCCACATACTCCTTGTTAGCCTCGGCTATCTTGTCCTGCATCTCGGGGTCGTCAAGCACGTCCTTGATGTCCACTCCGAAATTCTTCACAAGGCCGAGCACAGGGTCTTGGCCGTTGTGCAGCGCACTCCTCGGGTCTGCGGCAAACATGTCGGACATGGCCTTTTCCCTGTCCTTGTAGCCGCTAAGATCCTGCTCGTATTGGTCGTAATCGTCGTAAATCTGACCGTAAATCTCCTCATCATCCTCGAACTTCTTGTCGGGATATTTCTTTCGCAGCCGTTCCAACTGTTGGTCGCGTCTGCTCTTAACTCCGTTGTTATCAGCCATTATCTTCAAAATCTTTAGAATGTGTCATATTCATTTGCAAAAATACCTATATAAGATGTGGACTGACTTTTAACTTTTGTGACCTCGTTTCTGTAACTTTGAGGAAACAATCGGACACTTTTATGAAATACTTTGGCAGCATTCTTGAATTTACACGCGAACGTAATAACGACCTCATGAGGGCATATCGGGAGAAACTCGCAGAGGCATCCATCATCGTGATGCCGGTCATCTTCGAACTTGTCGCTCAGTCTCCGGCTTCTCGCTTTTGGGTGAGCGAGGAGAGGGCTGCTATTGTCATTTCAGCAATGGCAGCTGGAAAACCGATGCCAAGGATGAGGAGCAACAAGCGTGAAATGTTTGAGGAGATTTACCGAAGGTTCGTTATACTACGTGAGAAACAGCCCGACAAATCGGTGTACGAACTTGTGACGAAAATAGTAAATCAACCTGCACCGAAATTCTATCTCACGCCTCGTACAGTGGGCGAATTTATTTACCGAATAAAGAATGGATGGTATGACAACCAATACGATAGATACAGAGATTGCCGCACTGCTTGCGGAGAATGACAGGCGCAATGAAATCATGTTCGCCAAGTTTGACCCTGTTACTGGTGAGGGGTCTATTGGTAAACGTGTCCGTGTCAGCATTGCCGACTTTGCCATTCCTGTTCAGTGGTTGCCTGTGGAGATGATGGATATTCCGCTTGTCAAGAAGTTGGTCAAGGCTGGCTCTATCGACAAGTTTCTCTCGTCCGTGATGCACGTTGAGCCGAATGACGATGACTTCATCAAGGTGTCGCGCACGCTCATACGCTTGCGCTACAAGCACGACTTTCCTTTTTGGACGGCTACGCTCGTCTATATCCACAACAAGGATGCAGGAAAGGACGTGCTTTTTCGTCTGTGGTATCCGCAGCGCATCCTCGTGTCGCGCTTTGAGGCGAAACGAAAGGCAGGATTACCTATCCGTCTTATTCTCTTGAAAGCGCGTCAGTGGGGCGGCTCCACGACTGTGCAGCTCTACATGGCATGGTTGCAGTTCTTCCACAAGAAAGGTCTCAACTCACTCATCATCGCCCACCAAGGCACGGCATCGGACGAAATCAAGGATATGTTCGACCTCATGATTAAGAAACACCCGGTGGAATTTCTTCACAAGTTGGGTGAGGTCTATTCGGAGAACGAGCCTAAGTTGGTCGGTGTCGGCAAGTCGGGTTCTACGTACCGTGTGCCACAACGAGACTGCAAGATTAAGGTGGGTACTGCCGAGCGTCCTAACGGTTGCCGTGGCGGTGCTTACTCGTTGGTGCATCTTTCCGAGGTAGGTCTGTGGAAAAAGACGGAGGGCAAGTCGCCCGAAGATATTGTGCGTTCCGCTTGCTCTGGTATTCTTGCACGACCTTACACAATGATTGTCATGGAAAGTACTGCCGATGGTGTTGGCACTTACTTTGATGCAGAATATACGGCCGCTGCTGACCCTACTGTCAAGTCACAGTTTGAGGCACTTTTTATTTCTTGGTTTCAGATTGAGCATTACTCGCGTCCTTTCGACTCTGCCGAAGAACTACGCGCCTTTGCCAAATGGCTTTGGGAGAACCGCAACAATGCCTACACTCCGTCCAATCGTGAGGAGAGTGGACGCTATCTGTGGTCGTTGTGGGAAAAGGGGGCTACACTGGAGGCTATCCATTGGTATATATACGAGCGTGCTGGTAAGAATGACTTTGCGGTGATGGCTGCGGAGTTTCCGTCTGACGATGTGGAGGCGTTTGTTCATGCAGGTACAATGGTGTTCGACAAGTATCTTGTCAAGCAGTTTGAGCCATATTGCCGCAAGCCTAAGTTTGTTGGCGAGGTCTATGCCGATGCCGACGAGGGCGAGGAGGCTCTTTCCAATCTCCGTTTCCGTGAGGACAGGCAGGGCTTACTTTCCATTTGGGCTATGCCCGAGAAGTTTGACGATTACGAAGTTACCGACCGCTACCTTACCGTGGTCGATGTGGGCGGACGCTCCAACAAGGCGGACTGGTCTGTCATCGTGGTGTTCGACCGTCTGAGCATGATTGACGGCAGTGAGCCTCCGTCTGTCGTGGCGCAGTGGTACGGCCATTGCGACATCGACCGCCTCGCATGGCGTGCCGCGCAGATTGCTGCTTTCTACAACGACTCGCTGTTGGTCATCGAGTCCAACACCTTGGAGACGCACGACAAGGAGCGACAGGTGGAGGGTGGCGACCAGTCGCAGTATATCCTCAATCAGATTTCAGACATCTATCCCAATCTCTACGCTCGCAAGCAGTCCGAGGACGAGATACGCGAGGGTGCGCCTCGCAAGTACGGCTTCCATACGAATGTGGCCACCAAGCCAATGATTATCTCCACCTTGGTCAAGGTCATTCGTGAGCGTCTGTATATCGAGCGCGACAAACGGTGTCTTGACGAGTACGACACCTATGAGCGCAAGCCGAATGGCGCGTATGGTGCTATTGTCGGCAAGCATGACGACTTGCTCATGACACGTGCTATCGGTCTGCACATCTGCTACCGTGAAATGGAGATGCCCGAATTTGTGCCTATCACAAACCGCACACTCCGAAAAGACAGAAGCCCCGTCTCCGAGGCTTCCATATAAAATCAGTAAAGCCCCACAACGTCCCTTTGGCTTAGTCGCCTAAGGAGGCTTAGTGAGGCTTATTTTTTATGTCGGTTGCATCATCTGCTGTGCCTGGTTCACGGCTTGCATGTTCGCTCCCTGCTGAACCTGCTGTGCAAGTTCTGGCGACATTCCGTCCGGCACTTGCCCTTGCTCCAACTGCTCCCTCTGCGACTTGATGCTCTGCAGCAACTCGTCTGCAAATGGGAAATCTCCGTGTTCAAGCAACTGCTCCACACTGATTGCCTTGGCTTGCCACAACTGCATGAGCATGTCGTTGGTCAAGGCGCGGTAGGCTGGCGTGGCGGTGCTTTCCACAATGCTTAGGTCAAACTCCACATCGCGTATCTTCCGTGGATCGTACTCCACGATGGTGGAGTTCTTTCCTGCAATGTTGAATACGCGCGGTGTGTCGTAGAACTGCTGTATGTTCTTCACGTCCTTGTACGCTCCGTCTCTGATGAATGCCGAGAACGTGTCGAGCAGGTCAAGCAGCGAGGTGGTGGCGTTCTGTGCCTGTTGGTTATACAGACTGGCTGACATGCCCGAATAGCCGGGCTTGCCCTGCAACGCTCCGTTCACGCCCGATATGTCCTCGAAGAACTTCAGCTGCATGTTCAGCAACTCCGAGATGCCTATCTGCGTGCAGTTGTTGGCTATCTGCTGCGGCAGTGCCTGTCCTGCCTTGGGCTGCTTTATCATGATGATGCCGTTGAACCTTGCCCACTCGTCCGCAACATCTTCCATCGACATGCCCTTGGGCAGACATTCTTCCGGGAACAGCAGCACACCCTTGGCTGACGCTCGCATTATCCAGTCGTACATCGTTATCAAGCGGTTGGAGTACCGCTGCTGGTCTATCACGTTGCTCACAAACGAGTGTATCTCTCCGTCTATGAATGGGTATGCCTTGAACACGTAGGGGTGGCTCTTGTGCTCGTAGGGTGTCTCGCCCTCTTCAAGTATGTCTCCGAATGGGGTGAGCATGTAGTAGTACCAGTATGAGTCCATGAACCACTCATAGCGGATAAGCGGCACATCGTCCTCGCTCATGCCCAACTCTCGCGCCTGTTGCAGTCGCTTCTCATTCTCGTCAAGCACAAGTTCCTTGAAGTCCTCCATGTCCACCTTGAACACGTCTCCGTTGTTCACGTCATGGCAGCGCACTCTCTCCTTGCTTTCCTTGCGCCACACCTCAATTACCCTGCATCGGCTCTGGTCGTAGGGCACGAGGAAGTCGTAGTAGCCTTGCAGGGGATAGCCGAAGTTGTCATACATGGCACTGAGATACGATTTGTCCTTGGCATACTTGTATATCTCGGCCAGTCGGTCGTAGTCGGCCTTGCTGTGGGCAAAGCGTCCGCACAAGTCCTCAAACGAGATGTCGTGTATCTCGCCCAAGCAACTGCAATCCCAACCTCTAAAGTCCCTCATGTTGTTGTCGATGAAGAAATTGTTGGGTTGCACATAGTCCGTCCAGCAATCCAACTTGTTTTCTCGCCAGCCGTACCACTTCCTTTGCACCACAAATCCAGATATGAGGAATTCTTCCATACACCGGGCGTTTATCTCGGTCATGCGGTTCAGCTGCATGTTGCATTGCAGCACGGTACTCATGGTTTCGCCATACCGCTGTTCGTCTCGGTCTCTTGCCGTGCAGGTCGGCTCTTTGGCTTGGCTGCGGTACACGCCAAGCACGGCTTGCACCATGCGTCTGATGAGGTTGTTCTTCAGCGGCACGTTGCCTTGTTTCTTGATGAGTTCCTCTTCCTTCATCATCTTGCCGTTCACGCATACATAGTCATCCCACTGTCTACCGTAGGTGTAGTTTTTGTTCCTCTCACGGTCTCTGCGGAATGTCTCCATCGCAAGCCAATACTGCTGTGCTTGCCACAACACCTCAAAGGCACGGTTATTGCCCATCGTGCGCCTTGCATGGCTCACGCTGTCCAACTCCTTTTGCGGCATCACACGGCTCATTCTATGTAGTTTCTTTGTTGCCATATTCATTGTGTAATTTGGGACGATGCAAATTTATATTATTGCATCGTCCCTCATTGTTTAACTATTGTTGGTTCATTCTGCCGATGTCTTCAAGCATCTTCGCACGTGTACTGAACATCGTGCTGACAATCGAGTCTCGTTCCTCTGCGCTCTTGCAGCGTAGATACTTCGACGTGAGTTCATTCATGTCATGCTTGTATCGCTTCAAGCGCATGTGCTGGCGCATGTCGTTCGACTGGCGTAGCTGCTTCATTCCCTCGCGGTAGGCTGCACGGTCCGTCTTCTTTATCTTCGACAATGCGGTCTTTTGCTTGGCAACAGCATCGTAATCACTGAGCAACAGTTTGGTTTCCTCGGTCTCCATTCTGCTGTTCAACTTCTCCTTGGCAATAGTGAACACCTTATTCTGCTTCTTTGCTGAAATGGAATCACTTTTTTCCGCAGAGCGCATCCAGCCGGTAAGCGGAGCTTCACGCATCATCTTGTATCGGGCATATCGCTCGGCAACCTCCGCAGGGGTCATACCTTTCGCTTCGGCTGCTGTCATATCCAACTCTTCCAAATACACCTTGTCAAGTTGGCTCTGAGGACAGTTAAGAAGACGAGCTGCAAGCAACGCACATTCGCGCGAAGTCTTTGCGTCATCACCGCAGAAATCCATAATGGCAACCGCCCAGTCCGTGAAAGTTTGAGGATTAACACCTGTAGTCATGCCTCCAAGGATATTCAGCACATCGTTGGTTGCCTGTACCCAGTCATAGTCAAGTTCATTCAGCATTTGCTTCATATCGCTTATCATTGGGTTCTCCCTACCTTGCTGACTCCAACTTTGTTCTGTATAGCCAAGCACCTTGTTTATGCCACCCTCAAACACATCACCATAGGTCAGACCTTCCATTGGAGCAAAGACGGATTGTTTTGTAGCGTCTATCAACTGCTTCGCCCTTTCTTCATTGTCTCCCGTCAATGCCAACAAGACAGACGTGCCGCCAATACGCCATAACCACGGCAATATCCAACCGAACATTACAAGGTTCACGCCATTTTTGACCTTTGCAGAACGTATCTCGCGCTTGGCTTCTGCCCTTGCTTTTGCCCATTCCGCATCGCTCCAATAATCTTCTGCATTCGGGTGAATGGTGCGGAGAATCTGCTTTGTAACATAATCTTCGCTAACCTCACCGCTAAATATTCGTTTGAGGTTTCGTGCCGAATTATGTGTCTCGCGAGTGTAAGCGGTTGAAGAGTTGCGGAACAACATGGCACTTGTCGCATAGAATGTATGGTCTATCTGGATGGGAGCCATATATGCGCCCTCACTCGACTGCTGTGACTTGTTGAAACACATCTCCGCATCCTGCACGGCTCTGCGCTCCGCACGTTCCTCTTCCATGCCCCAACGCAGATATTTCCTTTTCTGCGCCTTATACACACAATGGCTGCCAACTGCAATAGTCCATGCGTCAACTCCGATATTCGGCAACATACCATAGGAGGCTGCTTTCATTATCTTGCTGTCATATTCGGTTTCTCGCAGACGGTAATCACCGGTAGTACGGCTCAGAATACGTTTACGGAAGTTTGGCATATTGTTCCATGACCACTTCAACGCAGGTATGCCGCAAGTTGCCAACGCTTCTGCCATGTCAATAGCATTTACCTCTCCGAAGAATGCTGGGAGTGAAAGAGTCTGCTTTAGTGCCGTAAATGGACGGAATGCAATCTTGCCCATCGTTACACCCTTTGCGCCTTGAACCATCAGTCGGTCAAACTTGGCACGTTGTGGTTCATAGCAATCCGTGGCTATTGCAGCGCACTGCTCAAAACGTTTCCAAAGTTCCTTGCCCGAGCCATAGACACTACTCATATTCATAACCTGCTGTTTAAAGCGGTTGTACGAAAGCAGTGTGCCGATGTCACGGTTGAGTTCCGCAAAGCTCTGCCAGTGACTCATTTCACCAACATGCTTTGCAAGTACGTCTAAGAAACTCATATCTTTCAAGTTCCAAAGTGCAACGCTGGCAACACGTTTCTTTATAGCTCCAGTCTGCACACTGATGCGGTCATTGTCGGAGTTACTTTGTCCATTCTCTACATCACGCTTGAGAGCGTCCTTGTCTCTCACGAATGGGAAATATTTTTCAATGGAGTCCATGTGCGTGCCGAACATTCTTGTATAAACAACGTCACTCTCCATACCGATTGATGGCAAGAAGTCCTCCTGCACCCAATCAGCAAACTCTTTTAGCTTCGGATCAAGCGCATCGGTTATCTTTTCCATCGTCTCGTCCGTGATACCCATTCTTCGGTTTGTAGCCTTACCCATCGGCATTTTCTCAACAGCGTAGAGATAGAGCAGTCCGTCTTGCGCTATCTCGTACTCGCGCATATCCGCACCGTCATAGTATTTCACAGTTGCCGACTTCTGCGTCTGGACATAACCATACAGGTCGAGGTACTTGTACTTCTTGCCGAAGATTTCAGCAGCCTTGTCGTCCATCTGCTTTTGATAACGTTCTTTCAAGAGCTGCTCGTTGTCTGTGGAGTCAATCCAATGACGCATGAAGTAATCTTGCATATAGCCCTCGCCATTTGGGTTCTTGCTGCCGAACATCTTCAACATTTGGTCAAAAGTTGAAAGCGGTTCAAATGCAAATCTTGCTACCCAACTATTAGCAAGCCATTGAACCTTCGTGTCTGGTCTGTGTCCTTTAAGTTCACGTCCCTGCATATCGGAGTTGGCAAGATGGTGTATTTTGTTCACACGCTCTTTCTCCGCCTCTTTCCATTGCTTTGCACGTTCTACACTCTCGCCAAGTACACCGCCAAGGCTGTCAGCCAAATTGTTGTATGCCTCAATTCTGTCAATCTTCAACTGCTTGATTGTTTCATCAATAGCATCCTTGAACTGCTTGAAGGCTTCTTCTGTCATCTGCCCAGCATTCATTTCCTCTTCGGCTTTTTTGACTTCGTCCTTGAACTGAGCCACGGCTTTCTTGCTTTCGCTCACTCCGTCTACATACTGCTTGGCGAGTAGTAATCCTGTATGTTCAAGGGCGGCATTGGCGGCTATCTGTTCATTGGTGTTCGACATTCTGTCGGTTGCTTCAAGTATCTTTTTGTCCAATTCTTCAACAGAGAGGGGCTTGGCCGACCGGAACGCTTTCATTATGGCCTGTCCGTCAGCATCAAGCTGTCCTTGCACATCTATGCCTTTTGCATCAACTTTACTTGCTCTAATCCTCTCCAATCTGCCCAATCGAGTTTCACCTGCACGCAGCTGGTTGCCTACCATAACATCCATAACCTTGTCAACATACTTGCTGATGTCTTTTTTTCCATGAACATTTTTTACCGCAGAATGGATTCTGTTGTATTCGTATTTGCTCATGTCATCAAGCAATCCATTGTCAAGAAGGATTTGGGCAAGATCTGTCACGCTTTTCACCGTCCAAAGGTCATACGCTCTCTGACGTGCCATTGCCTGACGCAACTTGTTAAGATTGCCTCCTATGGCTCTCATTGCCTCCTGCTTGGCTTGCCAGTTGTCAGCGTTGGCTTGGCTCGCCTCAACCTTCATCTTAGTGATGGTTTCTTCAAGTCCCATATCACCGTCGCGGAACATAATGCCCTCATCTGCAACATTATTGTCTGAAAATTCGTTAATCTCAGACTTTGTTGCTAACTTTGCATCCGAAGATGTACCGGGAGCGACAGCCGTGCTCCCATAAGTGCCATCAACGGGAGCCTTGGTGGTGGCAGGTGCATCTTTATTATAAGCCGTCAGGACCCAGTTCTTGTCGGCTATTTTTATGCCCTTTTCTCTTACGTTACGACGTATCGTAACAAGGTAACCATCCTTCACCAATACAAGTTTGTCGGCATTAGAATGTCGTTCGTCAACCTCTCCTTTGTTTATGATGTCTTCTATGCGAGATACCAAATCCTTAACAGTAGGAAAGTCCTTGTCGTTGATATGCTTGTTCAGAATATGGCAGAGTCCGCCACCTTCATTACCCCAAACCATATCAATATCTCCTACATCATTTCTATGGAAAACACCAAGCAAATCTCCGCTTTCGTGATTGACCAAGAATTTCACGGCTTGAAGAACTTTGCCCTTGAACTGGTTGTACACGCTTCCGAATGTACTGTGTCCTATTGGCTTTGGCTCACTGGATTTATTCTTACCATCACTGAACTTAGTATCACCGAAACCTGTCTTCCTGCGCATAACCTCAGTATCTGCGGCATCGAACACAGTAGGCCGTCCACCATTCTTCTTGCGCTTGTAGGCCTCATGCAGAACAAACGCCCAGTCCTTATCACCCCACTTTCTCTTGCCGGGGATTTTTAATCCGTCCAACAATTTTTGTAGAGCCTTTTGGAGCATGGCTTTCAGTTTGCCCCAGAACGTAAGTTCTTCGGCACTCATCTTCTCGAAGCCTTTCTCACCGATACGTCCGGCAAGGTCAGCTCCATATTCCTCTGTTGCATCACGCTTGAACTGCTCACGCTTCTTTCCGGCTTCGGCATGTGCTGCTGCCATGTCTGCATAGTATGAAGCGTTGGCATCCTCGCCATTGGCTACTTGCTCCTTGCGTTTCTTCTCACGTATGCGGTCCACCTCTGCATCGTACATCTTCTGCGCCATGCGGTCAATGCTGTTCCGTATCTCGTCTTTCGACACGCGGTAGAGTTCATCGAGCGCATTGTTCAGTTTCTCCTCTTCGGGGAACAGCACACGCAGTCCGTCATGCCCCACAACCTCATGGATAAACGTGTTCTCCACATCTGCCATGTTTGCGTTGTTCGGCACAACAATGGTTACTTCACCCGTCATGGGGTTAAAGCTGCCTTTCATCCTGCGCTGTCTTGCGCTCGGCAATGCGGCCACTTCCTCGTCCGTGCGGATAATGCGCACAGGTGTATGGAGCCGTTCTGCCAACTCGTTCACACGCTCTGCCATCGCATTGTTCATGGCCTCCTTGGGTTCGCCCACCCACTTGCCGGACATCTTGGCGTTGATGCGTGCAATGTCCTCGTTGGTCATGAATGGGGTGTGTCCCTCGCATCCGGGGATAACATCGCGGTTCTCCATATTCTGCTCGTCAAGTGCAAGGCTCTCTTCGGGAGTGAGTTCCTTGCCGTCCAACTCAAAGCGGTAGCCCATCTTCTCCAACTCCCTGCGCACCTGCGGTACAAAACGGTTATAGTCGCGGTGGCTCTTCAATGCCTCACGCTTGCCGGGGTGTTTCTTCCAATACTCGTCAATGAGTTTGGCTTCTTCCTCGCGCGTGAGCACCTTGTCTATCTTGCTCCAGCGTGAGAGATAGAGTGTGCGGCCGTTGTTCCACTGATGCGCTCCAGTAGGCAGCAGGGCATAGTCAGCATGGAACGGCTCGTCTATCTCCGATTTCGGAATAAGACTGCGCACCACAACAAGGTTCGGACGCTTGTACGCCTCGCCAAACTGGGTGTTCAGCGGTGTCTCGATGGCATGGTCGTATGGGTCGTATGCCGCCCACAGACCTTTGTCCTCGGGGTTCTTCTTCAAGAAGTATTGCAGCTGTGCGTCCTTGGTCCTGGGTTTCACAAACTTCAATCCGTCATTTATCTGCAACTCCGTGGTTTTCTTGCCGTCCACCATAATGTAGCCGTTCTTGTTGAGTTCATCCAACTGCCGCTGCTGCTCCGGCGTGAGTTCAATCTGCGGTGGGTTGGAGTAGTTCCACTTCTGACCCTGCAACGTTCTGCGCTCGCCTGTCTCCGCATCGGTAAACGCCATAGGCGAACCGAGTGCATCGTCCTCAAAGGCTTGCACGTTGCGATATACTGGCACAAGCTCGCTGTCGGGCAACGACTCCAACTCTATTGCCTTGGGGTCATCGTCCTCAAGCAAACGGAACTTAGTCTTGTCCTCCTCTGTCTGGCCGAGTTTGTTGTACTCCGCATCGAGTTCTTTCTGTTTAGCAATGGCTTCGTCAAGTTCTTTCTGCTTGGCAAATGGAGCATCTCCCTTGGGCATGGTTTCCAACATCTTTTTGTTGGTGTCATACTCGCGGTGGTACACCTCATTGTTGTGGATAATCTGCTCCAACAGATTGCGGAACACTAGTCCTGCCTGTGTCGGGTCTTGCGGCATTCGCTTTGAATAACGGATGCTCCACGCATTGTTTCCGCCAATCTGTACCTCGTAGTGTGAGGAAAGCAAGTCGTCGCCAGTGACAAACACGACATCGGCACGCTGCCCGAAACCTGCAAGCACCACTTTCTTATTGTTCTTCAATTGTTCGAGGATATACTGTCCTGCCTCCTTGGGCTTGTCGAAGTCCTGTCCGTAATACAGTCCGTCCACACATACCTTGACCTTTGAGGGATATGTGCCTTTATCGTCTGGTTTGAAGCCCTCTCTTTGCAGGTCGCGCACATCGCTGTCACTTAACGAGATGAGGCGTTCCAAGTTCTCTACTTTCTTCGACACATTCTCGTAGTTCTGTTTCTTGCGCTGCTGGTCACGCAGGAAACCATTGTAAAGCGACTTCAATTTCTTCACCAGCTTGTCTTGCTTGGACTTCTCAAAGATGATTGGGTTGCCCGAAAGCAAGGCCACCATCTGTGCCGGGTCGATATTTCCGCTCTCGTCAGCATCGCCCTCGTCAAAGCTGCGTTCGCCAGATATGGTTCCCATCTTGAACTGGGTGAACATCTTGCCCTTGGCATCGAGCAACTGGTACTTGTATAGGTCAAGACTGCCCTCAGTGGCATAATAATGTACGCGAACCTTATTGTCGAGGAAATCATGTGCCACCACATTGCCCTGTCTGCTGCCTCGGCCAATGCACTGCTCCAAGTCGGCAGGTTGCCAAGGCACAGTGAGCATGTGCAGGTCTGTAATGCGTGTCTGTACGTTCACGCCAGTACCCATATTCTGCGTACCGCCAATGAGGATACGCACCTTGCCGTCACGCACCTTTTGGAACAAAGCCTCCTTATCGGTATCTTTCTTTACCTGCTGTATGTAGGCTATCTCCTCACGCGGTATGCCGTAGTCCTTGGTCAGTCGGTCTATGATGTCGTGGTAGGCATCGTATTCATTTTTATCCTTGCTTGGCACACCGAGTTCACAGAATACAAGCTGCACGCCTTTCTGCTCCTTCATCTCGTCATACGACTTCTTGATGTTGTCGCAGCAATAGGAAATCTTGCCAACGCTGTCATCCATGTCTGGGAACACAAGGCGCGGACTGACTGCCGCTTTTGCGGATATGCTGGATGCTACAAGTCCCCAAGGGAATTTCTTCGGGTCTTTCGGATGGATGCCGAAATAGCTGCCGTCCTTGGTCTGAAGCATATTCACGACCTCGCGGTTTATCTCTGCCACGGCATCCGACTGCGGAACAATCACCGTCTTGCCGTACACCTTTGGCTTAGGCAGTTGCAGGTTGTAGTCGTTGCGCACATCAGCAATCTCCGCATAGAGCTGCGACAATTCGGGCACGTTGTCGAAATAGCGGAAACGATCTTTCATCTTGAACTCATTGGAAACGCCAGCCTCCAATTCTGACGTGTGTACGGCAAATGTGCTTGCCCATGCGTCAAAAGTCGGCATACCCAACTGCTCCAGTTTGTGCGGACGCAGATAGTTGAGCAGGTTGTATATCTCCACAAGCGAGTTTGTGATGGTCGTTCCCGAAAGGAACACCGTACCCTTGTCGCCTTGGTGCATCTTCTGCAAATGGCGGATGCCTGTCAGCAGGGCCACTGCCTTGTCTGAACCTGACGCTTCTCCAAGTCCTGCCACGTTTTGGTAGCTGGTGACATAAGGCAAAGACTTGAACTTGTGGCATTCGTCCACAAACAGATAGTCTATGCCCATGTTCTCAAAGCAAAACTCGCGGTCGGTGCTGCGGTCAAGCCTTTTCTCCAACTTGGCGTGCAGGTTCTGTCTGCGCTTTTCAAGCGACTTTATCTGCCGCTTGGTGAGCTGGCTCTTGTCGCCAGTGCCATAAAGGTATTCTATCATGGCGTCAAGCTGTGCAAGCTGCTCGTTCACGACATCACTTTCTGCCTCCTCGGAGTGCGGTATCTTGCCGTACTGCTCATGGCTTACGATGATGCAGTCGTAGTCGTTGAGCGAGATTTTGGCGAAGAACTTCTTGCGGTTCTCGGTGCTGAAGTCCTTTTCTGACGGAGCGAGGACACGCGCGGTGGGATAAGCTTCCTTGAACTCTCGCGCTATCTGCGGCACGGTTGATTTCAACGCCACAATCATAGGCTTCTTGGCTATGCCCATTCTGCGCATTTCCATGATGGCCGACTGCATGACGAGTGTCTTTCCTGCGCCCACGATATGGTCTACGATACCGCCTCGGTTGTTGATGAGCATCCACACGGCATCTTTCTGGTGGGGACGGAGTTCCTTGCCCATCAGTCCGGGTACGTTGAGGTGTGAGCCGTCCCACTTGCGGAGCACGATGCGGTTGAAACGGTCGTTGTAAGCTCGCTCCATCGTCTGCACTCTGGCATCGTCACTGGGTAGCCACTGCTCGAAACGCTCTCTGAGGTCGGCCACCTTGCTGTTGGCAAGTTCAGTAGCCTCTTGGTCTATCCATGTGTTGCCGTCCTTGTCCTTGCGCACAATGCGGTAGTCCTTGTCTTCAAGGGCGGCTTGGAATATCTCCTTAATGCTCTTGTCGGCTGTCTTCCAGTCATCCGCCTGTCCTCCGAGTTCCTTTGCCTCGATGTTGATTTCAAAGGAGTCTGTCTCTGGAACGTACACCACACCGCTCTTGATGATTTCCCTGCGCTCGCCATCTACCCACTCGTAGTTGCGTGAGGATGATGCGTGCAAGCCGAGGGTGTCTTTCACAAAGTCGTTGAGCACTTCCTGCGGTATCCATCGCGCACCAAGGTGTATCGTGATGTCGTCAAATGGAATGGTGGCAGGCTGCACCTGCTCCAACTCCTTGACATTGCGCTCAAATGTCGGGTCGGTGGCTGCTGCGGTCTTGGCCTCCTCCAACTTGGCAACAACATCGCCACTGAGGTATTCATCGCGCGTTACATAGCGGTCGGTGGCGTTTGGCTCCTTGAATACGAGGTCTCCACACTGCTCAAACCAGTTTGCACCCAAAGCCTTTTCAATGTACTCACCACGGATTTCACCATACTCTGCTAACGAGGTGGTTATGGCTTCCTGCGGTGTCTTGGCATCTTCAAGTTTAAGGGCTGGCTTTATGGTGTTCTTGGTGAAGATGTCGGACAGCCCTTGGAACTTGCCGCCTTTCCACACTTCAAGTGCTTGCAGGGTGTAGCCGTCAATGTCATTGAGAACAACTGCGTTGTCGGTGTCTTGCAGCTTGCCATACTTGCTGACAAACTCATCGTATGCTCGTTTGAGTTTGGCACGCAACATGTCGAGTTTCGTGTCCGACAGTCCGTCTATCTGCCCGGCAATAAGTTCTTTCATGGCAGTGCGTACCTCGCCCATGGCAATGATACGGTTTTTCTGCTTGCTGAGTTGCGGCTGCTCCTCAAACACTCTCGTCACTTCGCCATACTCATTCTTGGTGGCGGTCAGCACGCCCACCTTGCCGTCTTGAATGACAAGGTTGCCTGTACTTACCCAGTTGCCATCGCCCTTATACTCCTCGCGCACGGCTTTCTTTACCTTTCGTGAGGTGCGAGTGGTGTCAAAGAGCATTCCCTTACGGTCGCCCACAATGCGTTTCACTGCTTTCTCCACCTCCTTGGCTATCTGGTCAGTGGTCAGTTCGCTGTGCAGACCAAAACTCTTGTCGTTGTACTGGTTACCTGCCACCACATCGCCAATCATGTTCTTGCGGTTGCTTGCGTAGTAGGCGTTGTGCGACACTTTTTGCTTCTCGCCATTGCGCTTGTTGGGTGCGGTGGTTTCGGCAGAAGACAGGAATGCTTGCTCGCGTGTCGCATAGTCTGGGTTCTCGCGTGTCTTTTGTGCGTCCTCCTCGTCTTTCCATTTGCGGATATAGATGATGTCGGCCATCGCGCCTGTGCCTTGGAATGTGTTGTCGGGCAGTCTGACCGCTCCAAGGAACTCACCCTGCTCGGCTATGTACCTGCGGATATACTGGTTGCTCTGAGTGTCCATCACGGCAGGACTTGTCATCATGGCGACAAGTCCGCCTGGGCGTGTCAGTTCAAGCATCTTGACGGCATAGTAGTTGTGTATTCTCTTCTGTGCCGACCGCTTTACAGGGCTGTTGTCGTTCTTCCATGTCGGGTCTGTCACCTCTATATCTCCGAATGGCACGTTGCTTGTCACCACGTCTTGCGAGTTCGAAGTGAGTTCCGACTTCTCAAATCCGCAGATGCGCACGTCTGCATCTGGATAAAGGGCGCGTGAAATCTGTCCCGAAAGCCAGTCAAGTTCAACACCTGTTATCATTGTGCGCTCTTGAATGTCCTTGGGAAGTGTTCCCTCAAAGATACCGTTGCCCATTGAGGGGTCGAGGAATGTGCCGCCCTTGAAACCTGCAAGCGAGAGGAACGAGTTCATCGCACTTGCTATCTTGGTCGGGGTGTAGTATGACGAGAGAGCGGCTCGCTTGATGCCCATAAACACGCCTTTCTTTCCATCGGGGTCAAGGGTATCTATCGCGTCTGCAAGCCTACGGTAGGGTGAATTGCCGTAGGTGTCCCTGCGCATCTGGTCAACGGAATAGAACTTGCTCAACTGGTCTATCTGTCCCCAGCCACGGAAACGTGAGAGTATCTGCTTTTCCTCATCAGTGGCCTTGCGTCCCTCCTTGAAGAGTTTTGCCAATACTTCAATGGCTGACACGTTGCCCTCCAAACGCTGTGCAGGGGTGTAGTTGTCGGCTTCGTTGCCGTCCGCGCCATAGCGGAAGTTATTTGTAAACTTGCGTACATGGGTGCGCTGTTTCTTTACGGCAGCAGGTCTACTTCCCTCGCCAGTGGTGTCGGCAGGTTCTCCCGAAGAAAGTACTTTTCCTCCTCCGTCAGTTTCTCCTGTCTGAACAGTGCGCGGTCTATCAGTTCGTCCACGCTCATCGGTGGGTTTTCCGGGTACTGCTCCAACAGTTGCGCCCTCATCACGTCCCCGATTTCCGACTGGTGGTTGTATTCCCCCGACCTCATCAGTTCCATGTGCTGCTCCGTCAGCCGTTTCTCGTCCGCTTTCACTGCTTGCATCAGTTGTCCGTTTTCCGTCAGTTCCTGCAACTGCTGTGGTGCGTTCTCCTCCATCAGTTCCAGTTTCATCAACGCCCACGGTGTCCGTGCGTTCTGTTCCAGCCACTGCTTTGCTTGGGCTACTGCTATCATTGTTTTCTGTTCCATTTTCTTCTTTCGGTTTATCGAACAGCCCGGCAAACAAATTGCCCACCTGCTGCTCTGGTTTTACTTTCTTCTTCGATGTCTTTTTCTTGGCCACACGTCTCTTAGCCTCGGCAAGTGCGGCATTGTCGGTCATGCTGTCGCTGCCATGAAGAGCCTTGACCGCTTTCTCCTTGGCAGGTTCGGGCAGGTCGGTGCCCATGATGTCGGCTTCTTCTGCCGCTTTCTTCTCACGTTCCGCCTTGGCTTCCTTGGCAATGCGCTCCGCTTTTTGGAAGATGTCCTCGTTCTTAGGCTCGGTTGGCTTTTCATCCTGCACCTTGAACATACCCGATTTGAGCATTTCCTTAAACTTGGAAATCTCATTGGTCGTGTTGTAGTGCATCTTGACATCTTCAAATGAAGCATACTTGCCCAAAATGTCCGTACATCTGAGTACGGTGTCTCCCGAGTCATAGACGAACGTGCGACCAACCCACGACTGCGGATTGTTAGCTATGTCCTCGTTCTGCGACTCTGCTTGTGGCTTGTGGCGCAACTGGTCGGGGTGAGCATTTACCCACATGGCAGGTGCATGGCCTGTGTCTATGCGTATGCCGCCCAACTCGTTAGGCTGAGCCACAACCGCATCATGCCAAATATTGCCATCGGGAGAATACTGCACCTTGTCGCCTACCTTATATTCACCATCTTTGGCATTGCTGCGTTCGGGGATATACTTGTATGTGACACGCTGCACATTCTTCAGCAAGTCATCATAGGTAACATCTTCAGCAAACCACATGTCCTGTCCGTAGCGTGCATTACCGCTTGCATTAGGGTTCTCCACACGGCACATGATACCTATTACTTCGAGATTATCACCTCTTCTGTTCGTTTCTCCCTTGGTAAATGATGGTTCAAGTTGGATATTCACATACAACTCCCTGCCCTCGGCCAACGGCAAGTGCATGGTTACATCGCCTCCTGCCGGGGCAATGTTCGCCACGGCTAATGGACTTGCCTTGCGGTTGCCTTTTTTGTCGGTCTTGTCGGAATGGGTAGCCTCGTACAGGTCAAGTCCGAGGTCGTCCACCAACTGCGCGGCAAGTTTGGCGGCATCGTTCACGGCTTTCTTCTCGGCATTGCGCATATAGCCGTATGCCTCGTTGAAGTCTTTCTCCACATGGTCGGCCTCATAGTAGCCAAGCAGGGCAAGCTGCTCGTTCACCTCTTCGAGGCTGTCATCTACTCGCTCTTCAGCTGCGCTGAGTTCGTGTCTGTCGTTTGAAGTTTCTGCGAGAGCCGTTGCTTCGCTTGCAACAGACTCTGCTTCTGCTGCAAGAGCTGCTGTATCTGCTTCTGTTTGCTTGTCAGTTTCTTTTCGTTGCTCATTTCTTATTGCTTTGAGTTCATTATTCGCTTTTTCGGCTGCGGCCTGTGCCTTGTCCTCCTCAACAATCATGTCGGCTTGGGCAAGCACGTCCTTATGGGGCTTGTCGAAGTTCTCCACGTCAAAGGCATCAACCTCCTCTGTCGGTGTGAACATCGCCTGATCATAACCCGGTATGCGCTTTGCGCCCTCGTAGAACGATTTCAGCCACGGCTTTATCTTATAACCGAGACGGCTTACCATAGCCTTTGTAAATTCGGGGAATGACACAAATCCTTGGTCTATATATCCAAGGGAGTAGTTCACACCTGCATTGTACACCTGCCGCCTCTGCTGAGAAGTCAGTGCGTCCGGGTCACGGAACTTCATGCCTCCGTCCATCTCGTCATCGCCAATGCCCAGCAACTCGCGAAGAATATCCTCGTCATGCTTCATTTCATCGCTAATGACAAGTTTCTTCTCTCCGTCTTGCTTGGGTTGCTCAGTCTTGGTCGGCTCTGTTGGTTTCTGTTCCTTGGCATCGGCAACCTCAACACGGTTTGCAGGTTTCTTTGCCGTGGCTTTCTTCCGTGTCGCAGGTTTCTTCGGCTCTGCGGCATCGCGCATTTCCTGTGCTGTCAATGGTTGGTTGTCTGCCACGGCATCATCATTGCCCACCATTTCTGCGGCCTTGCGTGCGTCCTCCTCGCTGCGGAACATCCAGCCTCCACTCTCGCGGTCTTTCCAACCTCTTGCAGGGGCAAAGCGTCCCTCGCCAAGTCGCTCCTTGGCAAATTCCTTGACGGCTCGCTCTTGGTCGGTTGTCAGTTTATCATTGAAAGTAAGCAATGACACATCGCTCGTCTTGCCTTTCTTATTAGTATAGGTGGCAGGAGTGATGGTGTAGGCAGCATTGTTTGCGTTGTCGGTGGGTGCTGCTGCCTCTTCCTTTGCAGGAGTATTGGCCACGGTCTCTTTCTTCACCCCTGCATACTCCGCAAATGGCTTAGTCTTGCGGTGGCTGCTGTCTATCCACTTCTCGAAATATTCGAGGTTCGTTGTGGACACGACAATCCTGCGCCCATCTTCCCAACCTTTCTCATAGTTGGCCAGATAGTCGCTCTTCGCCTCGTCCATGTCGTTAAAGCCAAGCATCACCTTGTGCTCGTCAAACGTGCCATCGGGATTGTACTGGTCCACCACATACACCTTGCGCCCGTTCCAACCGTCAATGTCGTTGGAGAGGAACACGTCTATGTGGTCTCCGTCCACGCCCTCCGTACCACGGAAGTAGCCGTAGGTGTTGTGCATCTTGCTTTCCCACTGCTTGCCGTTAGCGTCCGTGCCTTTGCGCACACTGCCTTGCGGCTGCTCAATGGTGATGTCGAACGTGCCGACCTGCACATGGCCTTTCTTGTAGTTGCCGGCCTCTTTCTGTGCCTCTGTGGGTTCGGTATTCACATCGGCAGATGCGGTCTTTATCTTGGCTGACAACGGCTGTTCCGCTCCGTCAAGGTGTCTGACCACTTCTTGCAGGTCGCCAAACTGCTTGCCGTCCACCTCGTAGTAAGTGCCGGGATAGTTCTTGCTCTCGTCTGGAGCGTCCACCTTGATTACTTCCTTACCGTCAATGAGGAGTTTCTGCTTGTAGATGTCGCCATTTGCGCTTGGCTCTGTCCACTCTTCATCGGTTTCGGTGATGCGGTTGCGCAATGCCTCTTCCTCTTCCTCTTCCTCGGCAATGGTGTCGGTATTGGGTTCTTCTGTTTGTGGAGTCTCCTCCTGCTTGGCAGGTTCGGTCTCGGCTACTGCTGGTTGTTGAGGCTCTGTACTGCGTTGTACAGCATCCTTAGTTTGTTCAGTTGCCTCGTCTCGTCCACGCTGTTCTGCCTCGGCTTCTGCGTTGCGCTTGCGTTCTGCAATGGCTGCATCGACGATAGCTTGTTGTTCTTTTGGTGTTGCATTTCTGAAATGTTCGTTAATGGTGTTGAGTATTTCTTCTTTTGAGGTTACATCGCCTGTGAACATATCCAACTGGCCACCTGCTGGGGCTGTGGCTTGGGCGTTGTACGCTGACAATACCTTGCGCAGGTCGCTTGGCTTGCCGCTGTTCAAGATGTCTGCGAGTAACAATGTAGTGCCGTCCGTAACACGGCTGTCTCCGTATTCATCATCAAACAGACCTTGCTCCCTGCCGAATGGCGACACAGGCATTCCGTCCTTGAAAATGTCGGGGTGTGCGCTCTTGGCTCTTGCCACAAGGTCAACGGCTGCACCCAACTCATTGCTTAGGTCGTAGCCACTCTTGGCAAGTGTTCGGTTGTGGGCTATCTCGTTCAAGCCCATAATGACCGACTGGCGCAATGTGGGCGTGCTGATGATGTGGCGTACGGCATCGGGCGAAGTCTGAAAGACCTTGCCTATAAGCGTGTTCTCGATAAGTTCCTTTCCTGCTGCCGACAACGAATTGCCTGTGCGCATTTCGGGCAGCTGCATTTCGTTGATAACTCCTGCACCGAGCAACTGACTGATAGCCGAAGATACTGCCTTGTCGTCTGCGTAGTAGTCCGAGAGGCGGTCAAAGCGGCTGATGTCATTGGTGATGCTCGTGAAAACATTGTCGGGGACAATCTTGCCGAGTTTCACCGCGTGCTCTGGCTTGCTCTGTTTCTTCTGCTGTTCAGCGTTGAAACGTGCGAACGTGGTTGCATCGTAGGGCAGTTGCTCATCCGGGACAAACACCACACGCGGATGTTTCATGCCGTCTATCTGTTCGGGAGTGAAACCGTACATCTGTCCGAACTCGCGCAGGTGGTCGATATACGCCTTGTCTGTTCCCTGCTGGGCTGCAATGTCGCCAGACATGGTGCGGTTGTTGCCCGAAAGCACCACACCGTCCTTGCTGACAATGATAGGCGACTGCAAGGCGCGGCTGTCGTAATTGTTGGCAATGTCCCTCACTATCCGCTGTGCGTCCGTGTCGCGCTTGTAGTCGCGGTCGTTCACGCTCTCTCCGTTCTCGTCAATGGGGAAACCCTCGGTCGGCTCAAAGGCGTTGTTCACATCGTGGCTTGCTGACGCGGCTCCTGCCTCGGTGAGGACATAATGCCCACGAATGGTAGAACCGTCTGCAAGGGGGAGTGCGTTGGGATTGCCCTCCATCTTGGCGGCTTCGTCCCACTTGGCCTTTATCTTCGGGTTTACGGCATGAGTGCCCACCTCGGCTTGCTCGGCAGCTTTCTGTGCCGCAATGCGTTTCTGCTCCTCAACCTGCGCCACGGCTTCGTCATGCAGTCGTGCATCGCGTTCCCTCCGCTCTGCCTCCTGCTGTTCACGGATAGCACGTTTGCGCTCGTTCATAAGGGCGTAAATCCTCGACCATGCGCCCAGTGTCTCTTCCGCCTCCGCCACTTGTGCGTTGTACTGCTCCATGGCGGTATTGTAGTTGGCATCGGCCTCATGCTGTGCCTTGACCATTGCCATAGGCGAGCCTTTGAGGGACGGTGCTTTCTTGGTCGGCTGTTTCTTCTTCAGCGCATCGAGTGTCTTTTGCGCTTGCTCCACCTGCGCATTGACAATGGCTGTGGTGTTGGCATCGTTGCCGCCCGTAACCTCGTTGAGTGCGTCAAGGGCTGTCTCCTTGTCGGCTTTCTCAAACATGGGTTCGCCTGTCTCCTCGTTGAGAGGAACACGCTCCAGTGCGGTCGGCTTGCGGTTTGCCTCTTCCTCCCTGCGCTGTTGATCCTGCTCCAACATCTGTTGGTTATGCTGTTGCATCTGCTCAACCTGCTCCTGCGGAAGTGTAACGCCACCATCGCCTTGCGTGACCTCGTTGAAAGCACCTTGGGCGTACTGCTGCAACTGCTCGTCTGTCATGGGCGGCTGCACGTTCTCACCCTCATTCTGTACGTTTTCAGGCGTTTCCTGTACGCTTTCACCCGAATTTGGTACGCTTTCGCCATTTCCCATACCACCAAGCACGGCCTCATGCTCGGCTTGAATGTTGGCATAAGCCTCGTCAAGTTCGGCTTGTGGGTCAATGGCATCACCGAGATTGAAGATTTGGTCGGGACTGGTGAACTTGTATTCGCCTGTCTCGGCATCGCATATCACAATGCTCTGGTCGGAGTTCTGTGTGTCTATGCCTGTACCATCTGGAAGAACTGCGACATTACCTTTTACAATGTACACAGGCTTGTCGTCCACTTTCATGGTGGCTGGCTGCACCATACCGTTGTCCTTGTGGGTGTGTCGCTCCACGTTGGCGGCTACCTCCCTGCGTTTGTTCTCCATTGCATCGTTGGACGCATCCTGCACACCGTCCATCGCTGCCTTGGCATTGATGTAGTAGAGCACAGCGTTCTGCTGGTCTTCCGTCAGTTCGGGGTCGTTGGCCAATGCCCACGGATTATCCTGCATCTCGGCCATGCGCATTTCCGCATCAGTGCCGAAAGCGTCCTCACACTCCTGCAATGCCTCCTGCATACGAAGAACAATGGCATCTACATCGGCTTTCGCGTCCGCATCGCCTTGCTCCACCTTGTCCCACAACAGGCGCGACTGGTCATAAATGGCCGCTGCTCCTGCCTCGTCGTCGGACATGGGCTGCTCTGTCTCTTGGTTCTGTTCGGGGAACAGCCGTTTCAGATAATCCTCTACGGCTGCTTGCTCTGGCTCGGTGCGCTTGCTTGGCTCTTTCTTGATGGCCGCGTCCACATCTACGCCTGTCTCTTCCTTGATGGCTGCACGGATAGCCTCGGGACGTTCTGCGTCTGCCATGCCTCTGTTCTCTTCCATGAACTTGTCAATGGCATCGACCATCTGCCCATAGTTGGCGATTGCGTCCTTGTCGCCCTCCTTGGCAGCTTGGTAGTTGCGCTTGACGGTTTCGGGGTCTGCACCAGGGGCAACGGCTTCAACGGCTGCGTCCCACACCTTGTTGTCGGCTTTAGCCTCGGTGTAACGCTCACCTACATCAACGCTGTTGAGTTCGGCCTGTCGCATGATTTTGTCCTGCTCCCTCTTGGCTGATGCCTCGTCTGCAAAGCGTCTGTTCGTTACGACCTCGCCATTGGCTGTAACGGACTTCACGAAGATATTGCCGTGTTCGTCCTTTTCGGTGGTGTACCCGGTAACCGTTCCCATCGGCAACTGATGCCCGGTGAGGATATAGTACGCCTTGGCTCTCGCGCTCTGGCTCACGCTTGGGTCTTGAATGAGGCGTTGCATGGCCTCGTAGCCGTCAAACTCGGGGTGTGTCTTGAGCCACTGCTTGCCCAAGTCCTCTACCTCGGCTTCGGGAATGTCAAAGTTCATTACCTTTCCGTCCGTGGCTGTCGGCTGTTTTGCCTTAGCTTTGGGCTGCTGTTTTGGTGTACGTGTGAAGAGTGCCGCAAGGTCGCCATAGCCGTACTTCTGCAACTCCTCGCGCTCTTCCTTGGTGAAAGCCATGTCGCGCGGACTTGCGTCCAGCTGCGTGCGGAGTCTCTCCAAGAAAGTCATGCGGTTGTGGTTGCGCTCCTGCATGGTCTTGGGGTCTGCAATGGGTCGTAGCCCTGCAATGACACGAGGGGCAGACTTTATCATGTGCTGTCCCTTGAAGCCTATCATCATGGCCATGTTGTCCGTCCACACGTCCATGGCATCGCCATCACCGCTAATCCATTCGGGAATGGAGAATATTGTACCCTCGGCCACAGTCGATGTGGCAAGTTCTCCTGCACGGATACCCACCTTACCTGCCGTGTTCGATGTTGCCTTTACCCATTTGTCAGCCACATTGCCCAACAAAGGCGACACCGTACCCGTTACCGAGCCAAGCAATGTGCCGTGCAGGGACGATTTCAGCACGTCGCCTGCGGAATATCCCTCGTTCTCACCTGTCTCTTGGTTGATGTGTCCTCCATGCAGCCACTGGCTTTCGCCCTCCTTGATGCCCTCGTATGCGCCAAGGTTCCCGGCACCTCCTGCCACACCAGCCACGACACGCCCGGTCAGCGTATTGCTAAACAGACGTGCGCCCACATTGGTGGCTGCTTTCTTTGCAACAATGCGTCCTCCTATGTTGAGTGCCGTCTTACCTGCAAACGAGCCGACACCACCCGATATATAAGTGGTAGGGTCGAACATCATGCCTGTCACCGTACCGCCAATCTGCGCCCAACGGTGGTTCTTGCCGTAGTCGCTCATCGCTTGCTCGTATGCGGCCATGTCGCCTGTCGTTCCAGCCTCGCTCCGTGCCAGTCCCTTGTTGATAGTGCGTAATAGGTTCATGTCGGCTGCGGTCTTGGCGAAGAACTCCAAGGTGCTCTTGGGCGTGTTCTTTGCCACGGCATACTTGTACACGGCATTGTCAGACAACTGACGAGCCATTGCCGGTGCCGAGTTCTGCAACTGACGCTCGGTTGCGGTGGGGTATTGCTTTTTCAGCTGCGCATAGCATGATGCCGTCATCTGCTTGCCTACACGTCCCCACGCATTGTCCATCATCTTCTGCAGGTCAAAGCGCGTAAGGCGCGACACCTCATTCTTGTGTGAGTTGGTGGCTGCATCGACAATGTGCATCTCACGCCCTCCATGAAGCCACGGATTGCCGCTGTACACGTCCTCCGCATTTTTGTTGCGGTCGGCTGCATACTTAGCCTCTGCCTCTTTCCACAAGGCTGCAACGGCTGCACTGGCTGGCTTCTGAGCGTCGTTCACCTGCTGGTCGTTCATATTGAGGCCAAGAGGCTCACTTGCAGCCTTGCGATAACGGAAGCTTTCTGCATCAGCCAACGCCTTGCTGCTGTATCGGTTGCCTGTGGGAGTGAGATAGGTCTGCTCAAGTTTCTTCGTGCGTGGATTATACTTGTAGCCACCTTTCTTAGTCTGACCGAAGCCAAGTCCAAAGCCGTACTGCTGCATGTTCTTCATGCGTTCGTTATTGTCAGCTATCATGGCTTGCGTCTGCTGCTGCATCTGCTGCACTTGGTCAATCATCGCCTGTCGCTGTGCCGGGGTGAGCGGCTTGTCTTTCTGCTGTGGCGTTGCTGGAGCCGAGTTTGGCGCAGGTGTGGCAGCTTGTGCCGAGGCTGCGGTCGGCTTCTGTGGCTGTGGATGGGCTGGTGCCGGTGTGTTATTCACTGCATGAAGTCCCAACCGTTTGCCAAACTCCTCATATGTAGGACTATCAATAGCCCCATCTGCTTTCAGAGCTTTGTAAAGCTGCAAACGGTTCTGATAGCCCTCCTTTCCGGGAGCAAGCATCTTACTGCGAAAATTCTCTCGGCTCTTGCTGACTGCACCGTCTTTTTTCAGTGCGTCATAGAGTTGGTCTATTTTATCGTATGGCATATCCTTATAATCCTAATGCTTTTGTATTCTTATATGATGATGACCCATGCTGCGGTCTCGGTGCTGGTTTTGTCGCAGGTTGACGCACTACGCGCTTGGCATAACCACTTTTCTTCTTGTAAGTCGTAGTGGACTTGCCATTGGTTTCACTGTCCGTAGTGCTTGTAGAGGTGACATCGGTTTCCTCAAATGTACCGTGCTGTCTGGCAAATGCCTCCGCAGCTGCTGCCGTTCTGAACTTGTGTTCGCGTCCATTCTCGTCCCATGCGCTGAACTCGTTGTTGTTGGAGCGGTCGTGCGCCCTTGCCGATGCGTCATGGTCTCTGGCAGATGCCCTGCTTGCAGTCGCTGACGCTCGCTGTGCCTCGCCTCGTGCCTTTTCGGTATCAACCTTTGCCTTGTAGAGGTCGGGAGCATTGTCTGCCTCCGCCTTTGCGGTAACGGCCTCCTGCTCGGCTTTCGAGGCCTTTCCTGCTTGCTCACGCTGCTTGTCGGGTTGCAGGGCTGCAAGCCAGCCGTGTTCCTCCTGCTCGCGCTGTGCCTTTTCCCTCGCCAGTTTCCTGCGCTCCTGCTCGGCCTCCATTTCTCGGAGTGTCTTGGCTCTGTCGTTCTGCAGGTCTCCTATTTTGAGGGAATACTGCAAGTACTTATCTGCATTGGCCTCACGCTCGGCTTTGAGTTTGTCGAGCTGCGCTTGCAAGGGTGTCTGCTGGCTCATGGTCTTGTGGTCGTACATGTTGGGCGCACCTCGTGTCGTGAAGTAGAGGTTGCTCAACGCCATCAGACCGTCACCGACTGCTGCGATTATCTTCTTCGACTTCTCCCTGCGCTCGCGTTTCTTGCGCTCCTCCTCGGTTTCGGGCTTGGTCTTGTTGGCAGCCTCCTGCAATGCCGCTATCTGTTGGTCGTAGCCCATGACGGCATCGGCATTGTTCTGTGGAGACACGCCCAAGCCCTTGTCGGCAGGTGGGGCGACATCTGTCTGCGGTGTCGGCTTGCTCTCTGTCGGTGCAGGGGCGTTCTCTCCGCTGTGCTGCTCCGTCCATGCCTCCGTGCCTTTCGGGGCAGGTTCGGGCTGTGGTGGCTGTTCTGCCCATACTTGCGTACCTTTGGCAGGGGGAGTGGGGTCCGCTCCGTCCTGCTCTGCAAGCCAGTCGGCACTGCCTTTAGGTGGATTTCCTGTGCTCATATTCGTTGTGCTTTAAGTTTTAGAACGGCATGGACGATGCCGCGCTTGCCACGCCCTGCACGGCTCCTGCAATGGCTTGTGCCTTGCCTTGCTCGATGGCATTGAGCTGGTTCACATACTCATCGTCCTTGGCTCTGTACGTTTGCTCAATCTGGTCTTTGCGTGCGTCCGCGTTGACGGCAATCTGTGACGTTGCGTCCGCCAAGGCTTGGTTGTTGGCGGCTTTGGCCGCTGCCGTACTCTCGTCTGTGCCACCCATCACGGCTTGCGCTCCTGCCGCCTGTTGGTTGCGGTTCTTGATGCTCTGCTCCGTCTGGGTGAGTATCCTCTGCGCGTCCGCCCTCTGTGTGGCGTCCTCGTTATACCTGCGGTCATACCAGTCTTGGTTAGCCTTACGTTGCGCCTCTACATTCTTCTTCATGCGCTTCATCGCCTTGCTCGCGCTGATGCCACCGAAGATGCTTCCTGCGGCTCCTACCGCTGCTCCTATCAGTCCCATAATCGTTTGTATTTCAAAAGTTATAATTCGTGCGCTAAATTAATAAGGTATCTTTGCCCACGACTTTTAACTTTTGTATCACAAGGCCGTGGACGCTCCATCAACGCCCACGCCACAACAAGATAAGGAGAATAGAACATGAAAGGTATGAAAACAGGAGGGCGCAAGAAAGGCACGCCCAACAAGGAGAACCCTCTGAAAGGGTTTATCCGCGCACATTCATTGAGTTACTTCGAGCCTAAGAACGTCAAGTTCAACGGAAAAGCCACAATCATGTCCGACTTTGAACTTGACATGGCGGAACTCGCCCCGGACGACCGCGTCAATGCCGAGCTGCGCTTGCTGGAGTTCCACACACCGAAGATGAAAGCCGTTGATGTGGATATGTCTGCCAAAATCAACGTGCGCACCATCGAGGACAAACTTTCCGCCCTCTGTGGCGAGGACGCTGACGAAGATGATGACGAGGACGACTAACCCTCACCGTCTATCACATCTACTTTTAGACCCGACAATTCGCAATTTTTACTCATAGTTTTAGCGACCCGTCCGCGATGGATAGGCCGCTATTTTTGTACCCAAACCAAACCTCAAAGCGCATTTTCAAAAACCTCAAAGAAACCCCAAGGGGTTTTATTTCAAAACCCTAACAAACCCCTAAAGGGTTATTAAACAAAACCTCAGAGGGTTATAAAAACAGCATAAAAACGGCCCTAATTTTAACCTCACTTTTTCTCCGTTTCCCTCTGACACCCTTAGAAAACTCGTTGAAAAAGGCTTATTCTAACTCATTGGAAAGCGATAAAGAACGGAGAAATAAAGTGATTTTATTTTGTTCTTATTTTCAATGGATTACAACATTTTCATAACCTCAACAAAACCCTAACAAAACCCTATGGGGTTTCTGAAATGTAGAAAACTCAAAACCTCAACAAAACCTCAAAGGGTTTTCTCGCGCGCGTAACGATGACAATATATAGAATATAGAATAAGGATAAGGAATATATATTTACTCCTAACGTCGTAAATATAGACGACGACAACGACAAAAACGACTTCGGATTTTGATTTTCTTTTTTTGTTTGAAGAAAAGTAGAGAAGAAAAGTTGGGGCGAAAAGAAAGCCCGACCTTGCGGAGTTGCAAAGCCGGGCGTGTCGCAAAAGATAAAGGGTAGTTGAAGTTCTTGTTTGATACCTTTGCCGTGAATTCAAAAACGCATCATGATGAAAACAAATTACGAAAACATTGCCATGCTTTTGCAGAATGGCACGTCTGTGAAGATTTATGCGGACAATTTCTCCGTTTCAAACATTAGACTGCTGGCACAAACTGCTGTCAAGCATGGAGCGGTATTGCATCTTGTTGTCAATCCCGACAACATTCTTGCAGACAACCTCAAGCTCATTTCGCAGGATGGACGCAAAAACATCTTTGTTGAGTTTGTCTAAAACCCTTTGCCTTTAGTCCTCTCGTACACCGCCTCTCTGTCGGTGTCCACGTTCTTGATGCGGAACTGCACGGCACACCTGTCCGGGATAGTGTCGGGCAGTTTCGCTGCAAGCCGGGCTATAACCTCGTCAATGTTGCTGAAACCAATGTCGCTTACTTCGGCCAGTACCTCGCCACGGTAGTACGCCCTTGCATAAATCATGTACTTTGGCGCAATGCGGAACATAGTGTCCTTGCGTTCTTCCACATCGTGCGCCAAGCCCTGCTTGCTCTTTGCCGTGCTGAAGAAGATGAAGTCAATCACTTTTGCGTTCAGTTCCCATGCAGGGGAGAAGTCCAGCTTGATGTAGCCGCGCGTGATGGTTCGGCCATGAGAGTGGTTCATGGCAAAGGCCACCTCGTCAATGGTCGCTCCGCAGTCGTTCTGTGCCACCGTTCCCCAAGTGTGGCGGAATGTGTATGCCCTGTATTGCTTTTCCTTGAGTATGCCCAGACTCCTGCAAATCTGCTTGATGCCGTTGTTCACACCTGCACAGAACGAGTCGCTGTCGCAAAAACGCTTGTGGAAACGGAACAGGTAAGGGTCGTTAGGCTCTGCTAAGTATTTCTCCATCAGCGGCTGTATCACAGGCTCAACCCTCATTTCGATGTACGCATCATCGGTGCGCGTCTTTTTCGTCTTGGCTCTGTTGTAGCACAAGCAGCCGTTTCGGTAGTTCTCTTTCTTCATCTCGAAGAGGTCAACCGTGTTGATACCTGCAAGGCAAAGTATCATCTTCGACACGTCACGCCCAATCTCGGGCAATGGATCAATCATTTTCGTCTCGGGCAATGGGGCAGCGAAGAACACGCGGCACTCCTCCGGGCTGATGGCAATCTTTGCCGTGCGGTCAGCCTGTGGTATCTTCACCTTGCCCCAAGGGTTCGTCTTGATGCGGATAACTCCGTTGTCGTAGTCGTTGTATTCCGCCACGGCAGCACGGAACACCTGCCTCATGCATACCGGGTACATCTCCTTTGCCCTGTGCGTCTGTTCCAACGACTGCACCCACAGGTTCACGAAAGTGGAGGTGAGCTGCCCGAACATCACCCTCGTTGTCCCTGCAAACCGCTCCATGTGCTGGAGTGCCAGCTTGTAGTTCTTCGCGTTCCTCAACTGTCCGTTGTCAATCATGCGGTTTATGTGCAGGTGCGCATAGTCCGAAAAGCACAAGTCCTCGTCCTCCTTGGTCACATACTCGATTATCTGCTTGACCGTCCACTTTGAACTATCCACACGGTTGAGCAGTTCTGTGAAACGGAGTATGCGCCTCATGCAATACTCGTTCACGAAAGGGTCGGTGATGTCATTGTTCTTGTCGAGATAGTCTTTCGTAACAACCTTGTCGGTCTTGATGTATCCGGGCTTGCGGTTCTGCATCACCCGAATGTACACTTGGAAGAAACCGTCTTTGCGCGGTCTCCTGATTACTGGTTTAAACATTGCCATTGTCTCTGTATTTTTTTGTTATTCAAAAATCATGTGTAAGCATTGGTAAGCGCATCATGCCGATTTGGTGTAAGTTTTGGTAAGCAAACCCTGCACATTCTGCACGATAATCATGCAGAATGTGCAGACCCCCTAAAAACAACTTAGGCGGCAAGCCTCTTTATTATCAGAGACTTACCGCCTAACTCGTTAGTTACGAGGGCTTATCTTATTATTCCTCTACAGCAGC